GACCAAGCAGTCGGCGTTCGGAAGCTCCCCGAAGTTGAGCGAGGATACGCTGAAGAAGATCGTGAGCAAACTGAGCCTGGTCACCACGATCATGGAGGCGCAGTCTGCGAGGGATGCGAAAGACAATTCGAAGACAGATGGAAAGAAGCAGTCCCGTATCACGGGTATTCCGAAGCTGGACGATGCCGTGCTGGCTGGAACGAAGGATTCGGCCAAGTGTACGCTGATCCTCACGGAGGGAGATTCAGCAAAGGCGATGGCTCTGTCGGGTTTGAGCCAAGAGCAGCGTAAGACGTTCGGTGTCTACCCGCTCAAGGGCAAGGTGCTGAACGTGAAGGACACCTCGGACTCCAAGGTCGAGCAGACGAAGGAGATCGCAGAGCTGAAGAAGATCATCGGTCTGACGTCAGGCAAGAAGTATACCAGCGTGGCCGATCTGCGCTACGGGTCGATCATGATCATGACCGATCAAGATCTGGACGGCAGCCACATCCGCGGTCTGCTAATCAACCTGTTCCACGAGCTGTGGCACGAGCTAATTGCGATTCCCGGATTCTTGACCTACATGGCGACTCCGATCGTGAAGGCGACGAGGGCACGCGGAGGAGCCAAGGGCGACGTGGATACGAAGGTGTTCTACTCACAGTACGAGTATGAGCAGTGGCGCAAGGATAACTCGACCTGGAAGGTCAAGTATTACAAGGGACTGGGTACGTCGACGCGCGACGAGGCCAAGGACTACTTCGCCAAGGTCAATGCAGTGAAGTTTGACTACACCCCAGAGTCGGATCCGGCGATTGATCTGGCGTTCAACAAGCAGCGTGCGGATGACCGCAAGACCTGGCTCAAGTCCTACGATCACACGGCGTTGATCCCCGCAGGCAACAAGGTAAAGTATGACGAGTTCGTACACAAGGACCTCATTCACTTCAGCTACTACAATCTGGAGCGATCCATCCCGTCGATCATGGACGGACTGAAGACGTCGCAGCGCAAGATCCTCTATGCTGCCTTCAAGCGAAACCTGACTCAGGAGATTCGCGTTGCTCAGTTTGCAGGCTACGTGTCGGAGCACACAGGCTACCACCACGGTGAGGCCTCGCTGAACGAAACCATTGTCGGCATGGCGCAGGACTTCATGGGAGCCAACAACATCCCGTGGCTGGTTCCGCAGGGACAGTTCGGGACGCGCATTCAAGGCGGCAAGGATGCGGCTTCTCCCCGTTATATTCACACCTACCTGCAGCCGAATGTTCGCAAGCTGCTGCCGCCGGATGACTTTGATGTGCTGAAGTACCGTGACGATGATGGACTACCTGTTGAGCCGGAGTGGTATGCACCGGTGCTACCGATGCTTCTGGTCAACGGTTCCCGAGGTATCGGCACTGGGTATTCGACGTACATTCCGCCCTGCGATCCGAAGGTGATCAAGCACATGTTGATCCGGAAGATCCGGGCAGGGCATCCATTGAACTCTACAAAGCTCGTACCGTACTTCGAGGGCTTCAAGGGCACGTATACGGAGGAGGGTGTGGTGGGTGTATTCAAGAAGGAGAAGGACGACTTCGTGGTGACGGAGCTCCCACCGGGCACGTGGACTGCGGACTACCGCGAGTGGCTGGAGAAGGAGCTGGCCGAGGGACGCATCAAGGACTTCAGTGATACGTCGACGGATCGCGACATCTGCATTCGGATCAAGGGTATTGAGGAGGCAGTCCTGGTCAAGTCGCTAACCACGAAGATCAAGACTACGAACATGCATGCCTTCAATGCGAAGGGTGTGATTACCAAGTATGATACTCTGAACGACATCCTCAATGAGTTCTGGAGTGTGCGCCTCAATCTATATGAAACGCGCCGGCTCCATCAGATTGAAAAGCTGGAGAAGGAGGTTCCGTATCATGAGGATATCGTTCGCTTCATCGAGGGACAATGCATGGACAAACCTGTTCCTGATCTGCGCCGCAAGACGAAGACGGAATGTGAGGCTCTGTTGACGGAGCACAAGTACACTCACCATGCAGAGATTCTGCGTCTGCCGGTATCTTCGTTCACAGCGGAGGTTATGGCCAAGCATCGCGCGGATCGCGAGAATGTGCTGAGCCGTCTGGAGCTGTTGCGCCGTACAACGGCTGAGGCGCTGTGGCTTGCTGATTTAGAGTCGTTGTAAACAACAAGAGTATGGACTATAACCAGATCCTGCGTCAAATGGACAAGGCATCGACCGGGTCCTATTCATTCGAACCCCCTGCAGCACCCGTTACGGCACGAGCGGGTGTACAGTTCCAAGGTGATATTCGATTTGCAGGACCCGATATTGGGTCGCGCAACGACGCAAATGCAGTCCAGGCGACACCAAAGACAACGCCAGTTAAGCATTACGTGGTCATCGACACATCACAGCGTAACTGGGTTCTACAGCCCAATCCATACAGTAACCTTATCTACAGTTTCGGAATGACCTCTCTCAATGGATATTCGCCACCCGTGTACTCGAACAATCCATTCGTACCTACGTTCGGAACAGACTCAAACGGGGTCCTGAATACCCAACCCGGAAAGCCAAATACGCAGGGATGGTATTTATCCAATGTTTTTTACCCTGCGTACAATTCATCCAAACCGAAGGGTAACTTTTTAGCGTACGATACAGGATATACCGTCAACCCGTCTGGTCTTGGGTTCGGCAGCGTCTTTCTACCGTCAAACGTTCAGTCAATCCGCCTCGTGCGCGCGCTTCTTCCACAGCGTCAATTTTTGGGCGTTCCGATCCTCGTCAATTCGAATGCAACCGCATACGATCTCAGTAACTTCGGTCCGACTGGACCGGTGCAGTCAAACCTAGTGAACACTCCGCACTCGACCTTCGCAACCTACCCATATCTGCTCTTCAATCTGAACGAGTATTATGGAAAGTATGTAGGGGGTAACGAGGCGATGCGTCGAGCGTTTTCAGTGATGACGCAGAAGACCCGCACCCAGAACAGTTTCGCATCGGCTGCATTGGGTGTTCAGCATTATGACTACGAACCGTGGAATGAGGAGGCATTGGTTCTTCAAAGTCCGATTACGAACCTCAATCAATTGAAAATCACAATCACAGACCCAATCGGGAATCCGTTCACACACAATGATGGCCTGAACATCACGCTTATTCAAACCGATTCAAACGGCTTGTTCCTAAAGTGTATCACAGGTACGAACCAGTATTTCAGTAGTAACGATCTGCGTATAGGTGATCGAGTTGTATTCGATCCTGTTACCCTGTCTAATATTATCAAATCTCCACTGTATTCCAGTAACGTGGACAAGGTTTCGTTCGCAACTGCGCTTGCTGGGTCCTCGTTCCCTGTGCTTCAGCTACTTGACTATGTAAAGGATAACACTGGTCAATATGTTGCTCGTAGTTCTAACAGCACTACAAACACCTTGCGCCAATCATCCTATGTAGCCTCGTTCAACGGGTTTATGATTCCGAATTTCTTGACGACGAGTCTGGACGGTAGTGTGACGCAAACCTACTCGAATGCGCCAGATGCAGTCATTTATTCGATCTTCTCCTTCCCCATTCAATACAATTTCAATCCAGCTCAATTCTCTTCAAATCTCCCATTCATGAACACATCACTCCAACCAACCTATACACTCGAGTTGACGTGTCTTGAACCCGATACCGCTTCTCTCGGCGGACACATTACGCAGTGACGTAGTAATTTCCTCCCTCTACACAAATGTCGTCACTGGTGCAATACTGGGTCAACAGTCTGGCCGACTTTTACACTGGGACAGCCATCCCCGATGCCCCGAAGCATACTGGGCGCCTTCCGCTGTCGGACAGCGAGGAGAAGCTCCCGATTCCGCGCGGGACACTGTACAACGATGACGAGCCGAAGATGATTCCTGGACTTATCCAGGAGCAGATTCAGTATCGTCACAACAATACGCCTCTGAACACGCTGTTCTTCAGCGAGAGCAACATGGACAACCTCCAACAGAAGATCCACGACGCGGTTCTCGAGATGAGCAAGGGTGAACACAACCTCAGTCGTCAGAGCGAGGCGGACCTGATGCTCATCATGCGCAGCTACTACCTTCAGTATGCTGAGAACAACCCCGATGAGGTGGCTCGCGAGTTGGACCAGCTGAACCAGCGCGTCGTTGCATATGCATCGAACCGTATCATGGTGGAGATTGTGGCCTACAAGCGCTACCGCAAGGACATCCTCGATTTCCCTGAGCCGATTGCACGTCCTGTGGATATGCATATCTTCGGAACGCGCACCGGAGAACTCAAATCATTTCTGTAAGCTGGACAATGATCCGCTACGGCGACCGAGTCTTCCTCCATGAAGGATCCAAGTGGTTTCTCTGGGAACCTTCGTGGAAGCTCTATCGCCCTATAGATGGGCTGCGCTGGACAGGCACCGAACTACGACTCGATGACCGCGCATACTGCACAGACCCTCTAGACGATCTCTATGGCTTCGGCACGGAGCGAATGTACAATCGCTGCTTCAACCTCAGTCAGAACTTCTCTGATGTGGAAAACGCCAAGCCCGTTCCCTTTCTGACCATTGGAACACCAGAATGGTTCCGCGACCGTCCACTGGCTCTCACGCCCTGTGCCCCAAGGGATGTCGAATCCTGGAAGCGGCTTAACTTCAGGCGCCGCACCTGTCGCAAACACCCGCGTCAAACATTTACGAAACGGAACACGAAGTAACATAATGCGAGTGAATTTTATCAGCAGCTTCGGAAAGACTACAGGCGTTTCACAGGACGTCTCTATTCTTCACGGATTAGTCGCGCATGTGCTGGACAAGGATGCGAAAGTTCGGCATATCCCGCACCGGTTTCCTCAGTGTCCACAGGCCGAGGTAAACTTCTTCATTGAGGTCATCAACCCTTCGCTGTTTGCCTATGCGGGTAAGAACATCTGGGTCCCCAATCCCGAATGGACCTATCAGACCTGGGAGCCGTATGCGCGCATGGTCGATGAGATTTGGGTGAAGACGCGCGAGGCCGAGGCGTTGTTCGCAAAGTGGGTTCCAGAGAAGGTGAAGTATGTGGGCTGGACTTCGATTGATAAGGAGTATCCAACGCTGGGAAGCAAGGACCCGAGTCGCGGCATTGTCCCTGTGGGTAAGAACGTATGGCGTCACCCCAAGCCCATCTTTCAGGCGTATACTCGCATTCTGAACCAGAAGCCCGATGTATTTGCTCGCCTTCCGCATCTGACCATCATCCACTCGCCTGACCACGTTCCTCTTGCGGAGCTTCCGGATGAGCTGAAGTCCAAGATTACCGTGCGTGGGGAGGTCGTGTCTGATGAGGAGCTCAAGTCCCTGTTCCACACCTGTGGACTGGTGGTCTGTACCTCTGCTGCTGAGGGGTTTGGGCATGCAGTGAATGAGGCTCTGTCTACCGGATGTATCCCTATTTTGAGCCCCATCCAGCCATTCCGTGAGATGGTGAAGAATGCGATATGGGTGTCGAATGCGAAGGTAATGGCTCATCCGCAGTGCATGGGCGTGCTTGAGGATGTGGACGTCGATTCGCTTGCTGATGCGTTCATCGATTACACCAAGCTAACCGCAGATGAGCATCGGACCATGACGATGGATAGCCGTGAGTCGTATGAGGAGAGGCATGAAACGTTTGTGAAGGCAATGCTGTCGCGCCTCGATTCCCTCTTCCGAGACATTCAGCCCTATTCGCTCGAGGAGAAGCTTCCAAAGGAGGCGGACCTTCCTCCGGTGTCGATTATCACCTTGACTCGTGACCGTCGGTCATTCATTCCTCTGGCGAAGTATTGCTTCCTAGCACAGACCTATCCTGAGCATCTGCTTGAGTGGGTCATCGTTGACGACGGCAAGGACCCTATCAAGGACTTAGTTTCCGACCTTCCGAATGTGACCTATGTATTGGTCGATGAGCCGATGACCATTGGTGCGAAGAGGAACCTCGGGATCTCTCGTGCGAAGCATGATGTCCTTGTGATGATGGACGATGACGATGTCTACCCCAACAACTCAGTTCTCACGCGAGTTGCTCATCTCCTTGCCGAGCCGCGCAAGGAGTGCCTCTTCTCAACAGTGCTTCCATGCTACGAGATTCACGAAACGAAGTCATTTATGAATGTCCCACCTATCACATTGCCGATGTCGCAGCGTGTATCTGAGGCAACGTTGTGTCTTACTCGCAAGTTTTGGAACGATCGTCCGTTCCCCGATATTCAGGTGGCTGAGGGTGACGCATTCCTTCACGGTCGTGAAGACATGTGTCGGGAGTTATCTCCCCAAGATGTGATTGTGAGTTTGTGCCACCGCAAGACCACGTCAAGCCGTAAGCCTCCTGCGATGGAGGCGAATGGCTCTCATTATGGATTCTCCGATGAACTGTTTACGTTGATTTCAGAGATTGCGCTGTGCATCTAAGATGACCCTGGGTCACGGTTTGCAAACGGATAGTTGCCTACACCGGAGAATGGATTGCCTCCGGTCAGTCACCAGAACTTGCGGAACAGACTGCGACGACGTGTGCGGCGTCCACCCACAGGGGTCGCCACTTCCGAGTTCTGTACATGCGACATCCCCGCAAGGTAGCCGCCACGAATGAGGTGGGCCTTCTTCGCGCGAGCACGCAGGGTAGACTTCTTGCCGGTCGTCTTGAGCCCGGCCTTCTTGAGCAGCTTCTTAAGTGTCTTCGCCTTCACTCCGCGACGGCCACCTGACTGGGCTCCGTTGTACGGTCCGGGATACACTCCAGAAATCTGCGTTGCGGGAACAGCGCTACCATCATAAGCAACACGTGTATTTCCAGACATTTATTCATACGCGAGGAAATCCTTACGCGTTAGGGGAATCCCACACACCGTCGGGGCGAACAAGGCCGGCCTGCTCGTTCGAGCCAGATGAGGATGTGGCCGCACCACCGAGCAGGTGGGCCTTCTTCGCACGCTTCGTCAGCGTCGACTTCTTTCCCGAAACCTTAAGACCCGCCTTCTTGAGCAGCTTCTTCAGCGTCTTCGTCTTCACGCCGCGACGACCGCCGGTAGCGAGCATGTACGACTGTCCAACCAGGCCCGGGCCCTCCATCGTCGGGTAGGACGCGTTGCCGTCGCCTGCAAAGCCGCCGCCAGCCTGGCCCGGGGTCGGCATGCTCTCCTCGGCCGAGCCGGTCGACATCGTGTACGGTCCCTGTCCACCGCGGAGGATGTGCGCCTTCTTCGCACGGGCACGCAGAGTCGCCTTCTTGCCCGACACTTTAAGGCCGGCCTTCTTAAGCATGCGCTTGAGCGTCTTAGTCTTCAGTCCGTGCATTTTACTTTTACCGCAGAGAATTGTTTGGTGACTGGGTTAAACCGCGCCCGGACCGCTCGTGATAAGTCCGGCATTTGCGCCACCACGGATGAGGTGAGCCTTGCGAGCACGCGCACGCAGGGTCGCCTTCTTACCGGTCGTCTTCAGGCCCGCCTTCCTCAGCACGCGCTTGAGGGTCTTCGCCTTGAACTGCTTGCCCTTCGGCAGGCGCATCGTACCACGGCGGTGGCGGTGGCGGCGCGAGTGACGGCGGCCGGCCTCCTGCTTCTCCTCCTTCTCCTCCTGCTGCTCCTGCTGCGGGGTCTCCTGCTGCTCATGCTCCTCCTCTGACGAAGATACTTCACTTTCTTGACCACCACGACGATAACGGGCCATTTTTATTAAACACACCACACAATTTACTAGGCTGAGCAAGTAACGCACGCCGAAGGCTCAACAGTGAACTGCTGGGCCTTTGCCGCTGCCTTCGTGCGTAGGTAATAACAACCCGTCTTCAGACCCTGCTTCCATGCGTAGAAATGCATACTCGATAGCTTCGAATAGGTGGGGTCGGCCATGAACAGATTCAGGGACTGCGACTGACATATGAACGGTGCGCGATCGCGAGCCATGTTGATCAGCGTCTTCATGGGAATCTCCCATGACGTCTTGTAGAGCTCACGTAACTCACCGGGTAGTTCGAGCATACCGGAGATTGAGCCATTGTTCGCAATGATTCCTGTGCGAATCTCCGACGTCCACAAACCACGAGCCACGAGGTCCTCGACGAGATACTTGTTGATCACGATGAACTCGCCTGCGAGGACACGACGAGAATAGAGGTTCGAGGTGAACGGCTCGAAACACTCATTGTTACCTAGAATCTGTGACGTTGACGCGGTAGGCATCGGTGCGACCAGCAGGGAGTTGCGCATACCCGACGCACACAACCGACGCAGGCGATCCCAGTCCAGGTATTTTGTTCTGGGCGTTTCGTTCCAGAGATCGAACTGCATCTTGTGTTGGTTCATCGGAGATCCGGGGAACGACGGGTATTCAAGCGCATTGTCCAGTCCCATACTGCGCCATCCATCAGTGGATGCGCCAAGCATACTCGTTGTGGCCGCAGCAAAGTAGATGTTCTCAAAGATCTCGCGGTTCAGGTTCGCTGCGGCTTCTGAGGACCACGACAGGCGCATCATCGCAAACACATCGGCCAGACCTTGGATGCCGATTCCGATGGGACGGTGACGGAGGTTAGACCGCTTGCACTTGTCTGTGGGGTAATACGTCTTGTCGATAACAACATCGAGATTACGCGCCAGAATTGCAGTGTAGGTTCGGAGCTTCTCGAAGTTGAAACGGCCATTTTCGACGAAACGGGGAAGAGCGAGGGATCCAAGGTTGCAGACTGCCGTCTCATCGGCGCTGGTGTACTCGATGATCTCGGTGCAGAGGTTGGAGGACTTAATGGTTCCAAGGTTCTGTTGGTTGGACTTGGCGTTACATGCATCCTTATACAATAGATACGGTGTTCCTGTTTGAATCTGTGCATCAAGAATCATCTGCCACAGCTTCTTCGCAGGGATCTGCTTCATAAACTTACCCTGCTGCTCGTACGTTCGATAAAGATTAACAAAATCAGCACCCCACTTATCAGCCAAGTCGGGACATTCATCTGGAGTCATGAGCGACCACATCTCATCCCTTTCCACGCGTTCCATGAACAGATCGGAGATCCAGAGTCCGTAGAATAGATCCCTAGCCCGCTCATCCTCGTTGCCCGTATTGAGCTTCAGACGCAGGAACTCCTCGATATCGGCGTGCCACGGCTCAAGGTAGATCGCAAACGATCCATTACGCTTACCACCCTGATTCACATATTTCGCAGTGTCGTTGAAGACCTTGAGCATCGGAGTCAGGCCCGTAGACTTTCCGTTCGTGCCCTTGATCGTCGCTCCACGTGCGCGGATGTTATGAACCGACAAGCCAACACCACCGGCCCACTTGGAGATTTGCGCGCACTCGGACAGAGTATTGTAGATCCCGCTAATCGAGTCATCCTCCATCTCAACAAGAAAGCATGAACTCAACTGCGGGTGGTTCGTCCCCGAGTTGAACAATGTGGGTGTCGCATGAATGAAAAAGCCCTGCGACAGCGCATCATACGTCTCCCTCACCCGGGTGGAATCAGTACCATGAAGCTGGATCGCCACACGCATCCACATGTGCTGCGGCCTCTCCCAGATACGGCCATCACGACGCTTAAGCAAATACCCATTCTCAAGGGTCTTGAACCCAAAATAGTCAAACATGAAGTCGCGAGAGTAGTTGATCATCGACTCCAGCTCAAGGTTCTGCGCAACCTTGTAATACTCCTCGGAGATCACGCCCTCATCAAACAACACCTGGACCGAATCAATCAGGCGAGATGGCGACTTCTTCTGATGATTATCGATCACCAGGCGCGCCGCGAGCTTACCATAATTCGGGTGGAAACGGGCCTGCATCATCGCACAGACCTCTGCAGCAAACTCATCTAGTTCGGACGTCTTGATTCCGTCCTGAATCTGCGTGCACACCTTCTGTGCGACCAAATCAGTATTAACATGCTCCAGTCCGTCTGCGAGCTTCTGAATCCTAGTCAGAACCTCGTTGAAAGATACAGGAACACGATCGCCATTGCGCTTTGTTACGTAAATGTGATCAGACATCCGCACTACTCTATCCTCCATCCTTACCTTTAAGCAGGTAAACTTAAAAATTTGATTGTTGGGGGGTGGGCTTGTAGGCGTCTAGAAGCGCGAGCCGATGTCGAACAGCGAGCCATTGTGTTCGTAGTTGTTCGTGTTGACGTAGGTCGCACCTCCATAGTGCTCCACATCGTCCCAGTTGCTCATGTCGGCCTCCTCCTCGAGATCAACAATGGTCTTGATCTTCTTGACGTGGCGACGGGGGTTGACGACCTCCCATCCCTTCGTGTCGTCCTCCATCAGAGGCTCGCAGAGGCAGGGGTAGAGATCTCCGCTCGGGAGCTGGATGTGGTAGGCGGGCTGGAGCTTACACTGCTCCAGGCGGCGGATATACTCAGTGCGGCGGCTGGCGTCATTCGGGTAGCGTGCGAGTGCGAGTGAATAGGAAGACATTCTGTTCGGTGATGCTTTACTGTGCGCTGGTGGCATGGAATCCGTTTTCAGACGGGGACCACCTCAAACTTGGTTTTACGGGCAGACGTGACCAGGGGGTTGTGGTTGATTTCCGTTGTAGGCATGGGCTTCCATGACTTGACCTTCTTCGGACCATTGATCTTGAAGGATACTGCGCGATACCGAACAGCGAGTCCGATGAACATGATTGCTAGTGCTACACCACCGCACACTGCCGCAACAACGTGTCCAGTGGTAATCGTCGGTGCCTGAACCACGACGGGTGCTACGATTCCTGCAAGTGTTTTTGCCGAAGGCGTAGGCGTAGGCGAATTCGAGTCAGTGGGGCCAGGTGTCTCTGTGGGCGTCACAGAAGGAGATGCACGGAACGACAGAGTGGTTGTAGGGGTAGGTGTAGTGGTAGGAGTCTGGCTAGGTGTTTCAGTTGGCGTGGGCGAAGGCGAATAGCTGATCGAAGGGGTTCGCGAAGGAGTGCGCGAATTCGTAGCCGAGTTGGATGCCGTAGCACCAGGCGACAAAGTCTGCGTAGGTGTTTCCGTATTTGAAGGCGTTCCCGTCGGAGTCGGAGTAGGTGTAGGAGTCCCTGTTCCTGTCGGCGTAGGCGTAAGAGTAGAGGTTGTGCTGGGAGTCGGACTCGGTGCGGGACTAGGAAGCGGAGCACCCTTCAGTTTCATCAACAGTGAGTATCCATCACCCGCCTTATTAACCGTCAGTGGTGTAGAACCACACGGAAGACCAGTCGGACCATGGTATCCAATCAAGCCATTCTGCGGGACACCTGCGAATCCATAGGGGACATCGAAGGAACAGTGTACTGCAGCCGATGTGACTCCTCCTCCGGCCGTGTTTCCACCCGCCCAGGTGAAGGGCTGGATTGTGATCGTGTAGTTCGCATTTGCCTCCAGGTTCCAGAGAGACGTCGCAGGCACAGGGAACGGCATCATCTCAATCGTAAGAGTGGGCATTGCTACATCGCTGAACAGCGCGGTTACACCTGTGCCTACTGCAACAGCACCTGGGAACGTCTTCAGGGTGAATCCAATCCCACACGTCTCATTCGCAGCCTGTGAGAAGGCACCGAAGGAGAACTGGGAAATTTGGCCCGCGGCGAGAGACTGGAACTTGACCGTGGCAATGTGGCAGTCATTCTCCACGGTATTATTGATGTATCCAAGAGTGTAGTTTCCAGTGGGAACAATCTTGGTCGTGTCCATGAACGACAGCGGAGCTGGTGGCGGACGACTGGGTGCAGCCGAGGGCGACTGACCTCCTACGAATACCGCGGAGATAGCACAGAGAATCGTGCGAAGCATTTTGTATGAGGATACGAAACCTTTCTATTTGATCACTCCGTTTTCAGCTGAACCGTTAGGTGCATCGACTCCAGCTCACGGGCATACAAGAACATCGCATACGGCATCTCCAGGTGGTCACGACTTGTGTCGAGCATCCGTGACTCACGATCGTACAGGACCTCAGTCTTATCGGACCTCTCCATGAAGCTCTCCGTCAAGAACTTGGACATACCATGCGACACCAGCGCATCGCGTTCCATCTCACCCACACGCATACCGCCTTCATCGGAACGACCCTCCAGTGGCTGATGGGTCATGGCCTTACGGGGGCCTGTTGCACGGTAGTTAATCTTGTCCTCCACCATGTGCTTCATGCGCTGGTAGTACGTCGGGCCCATGAATACATCGACCTCCATCTGCTCACCCGTCATACCGTTATACAAAACCTCTGTTCCAAACGGCTCAAATCCCTGTGAGGTCAGAACGGCCTTCAGGGTCTTGACTCGGTCCGTGGTCGTGCACGGTGTTGCGTCGATAAATGCACCCTGCTTCAGTGCTAAGCGAGAATACGAACTCTCCATCCACTGACCAATCGTCATACGCGTCGGCATGGCGTGAGGGTTGAAGATGATGTCCGGCCGCAGACCACGAGCTGTGAAGGGCATGTCCTCCTCGGGCAGAATCATCCCCACTGTGCCCTTCTGAGAGTGACGACTACCCATCTTGTCGCCCAGCACCGGGTAACGCTCCTCTGCGATGCGAATCTTGATTCCACGCAGTCCATCCTGAGTTGAGAAGCGATAGACTGCATCGACTCGGCCACGCTGATCACGCTTCGGCATCATCGAAACATCGCGGTAGCCAGTGACGTGACCCGATGCATCGACAACCGGTGCAACCATTCCCACGAGCACCGTCTTGCCCGTGACCTCGGTTCCAACCTTGACCAGACCATCACCATCCAGCTGCTCGTAATCTGCATCCTCCTTGCGCTTCACATCCTTGCGCAGGACATTTGCAATCTCCGTATGAAGCTGAGTTGCAGGGTCAATCATGTCCTCCTCCATCTTGTAGCAGTGGAAGTACATGGTCTGGAACATACCACGCTTCATCGAGCCACCGTTCATCATCACGGAGTCTTCCTGGTTGTAACCACCATAGGTCGTGATGGCTACCATCGCATTCTCACCATACGCCATGCATCCACCGGGTCCCATCATCTCGCGATACATCCAGGTCTGAGTCAGCGGCTTCTGAGGTAAAACGCTCATGAGTGAGATGGTATCGAAGCGCTTGGTGTAGTTGGTATGATACCATGAAGCAGTCTGCTTCGTCTGTGCAATCGCAAAGGCGTTACGAGTTCCGGGATTGTGGTCTGCGAAGGGGGTCAAGTTGGTCAGTGCAGATAAATTAAAGGACATATGGATCTCAGAGCGAAGTGTCGGGTGAAACGGTGTCCAGGAGAAGCGAGAGCAGTCTGACTCGAGTGCATCCACATAGTCCAGGTGGGTCAAGATATCCGTCCATGACTTGGACGCCCGCATCATCTCATCCGTCGTGCCCTCACGGTAGATCGGGCGAATCGGGCGACCAGAGTCACAGGTGATGCGAAGAACATTGTTCACAGGACTCCATCCAATCGACACTGTGCGGTTCAGGCGGCCACTACGCCGGGCATTCACCAGCATCTCCACCAGCAACAGCGTGTTTCCAACGCATGCACCTACTAGGTCCGAGTTCAGGAACACGGGCGTCCACTTAGGGTTCCAGGTGCTCGGGTGGATATCCTCCAACGGGCGAACCATCTTGGACTCCGTCAGAAGCTCACGCACAGTCACCGACGGAAACGCGGTCGAAATCTGCGCCAGAACTGCGAGTCCCTTGATGTAGCCGATGTTACGACCGTCGGGTGAATCGACAGGACACATAAGACCAAACTGCGACCCATGATAACGACGCGGCTCCGGCTTGTTGGACGTGCGGTCCATGGCTAGGTTCGTGCGACGAAGGTGGGACACCACTCCTACATACGACATGCGACTCAGCTCCTGCGCAATTCCATCGCGGCCACCCCATGCACCCTTGAAGGACTTGATGAACTCATTGAGCATGCGATACGGACGCCAGTAGAATCCCACCGTTTCAGGTTGAAACACGTTCACCAGGTTCGCTCCTGCGTAGGACGCGCGCTCGAACTGGTTGACCTTCTTGTCCAGCTCAAGAAGCATGTTCTTGGACAGGTCACGGAAGATGCGCCGGAACTCACCGAAGCACAGGTCGCCCGACGTCTCCAACCGCTTGTACTGAAAGTGGTCGCGGTCGGAAGGTGGCTTCCTCTCAAGAATGATATCCATCGTGTTCCGCAGCATCATCGCAAGCTGATAGGCCTTGCGACGGAACAGACCACCAACGTCCTCGCTGCCCTCGACGTGAGGGAACATCATCTCGTGGAGAATGCGAACAACCTCTGCACGGCTGCGCGTATGTGTCTGTTTCTTCAGGATGTTCATATCCGTATCATTCTCGCGCTTGAGAAACGCCTCGTGACTCATGACCAGTGTTGTGAGCAGGTCATCGTAGACGTTACGCTCGGACTCCACGACATCGAACAGAGCCAGCTCGTATACGTCCTTGTCCGATGCACAGCCCAATGCACGGAACACGCTCAGCAAGGGAACGGGCTGCGCGAACCCGGGTAGCGTGATGGAGGCCACACGGTTGTGTTGGCCAAAATTCGGAGGGCCGCCCTTCGTCTTCGGATTCTCATCGTATTGGTTCTGGTCCGGAATCACAAGAAAGTGAGAGTAAGGTCCACGACTCGCATCCTCGGATACAGAGCGAATTCCAGTGTAGAACTCGTTGGGGGTTTCGAAATGTGCATCGCCCTTGAAGTCAAGCGCACTTGCCTTTTCGCTTGCTCGTGAAATCTGGTCCTTAGACGGTGCCTGCTTACGCTTTCCCGAATACATCATGTTGTTTCCCAGCTTCTCCTGCGTCAACAGCACCTTCTCTGCGCCATCGATGATAAAGTAGCCACCCAGCTCGAACTTGCACTCACCCACCTCGTAGCCATCCATGCCCGTGAGGTAGCACAGACGACTACGCAACATGAGCGGAATCTTTCCAATCAGAACATCCTTGAACTCACGGACCACGTTGGCGCTTCCAGGCATCACATACTCAATCTCCAGGTCCGCAGTCAGGCTAACGGAATAGGTTTGGTCATCTAACCGGCACGCGTGAGGAAGGACTGCATTCCCAATCTCATCTGTAGGGGACGTCCACTTCAGTCGCTTCGCATCACGGCCGCCCACGAAGACGCGGATGTATCGCCCTTCCGGTAGCTCAAGCTCATGGGGGTTCGAGGCGCGAATAAAGTTGGGGATGCTTGACTCCAGCATGGCGTTGTAGGAATCCACATGGTGCTGAATCAAGGGGAAGGATGTGTCCCTGAAAAGACTTCGAAGAATATGCTGCGGGACATCCATTGTTCTTTCCACAAGCATTTTCTCATCTCAGATGAAACTCAGATATGTTGAGTGAAACCCAACGCCCTCTCGTGCTCGAGCAGGTGGTTGGACACACGGACGTAAAAAAGAGGTTGACGAGTTACTTGAAGACAAAGCCATACTCGCATGTGATTATGCTTCACGGCCCGCCAGGAATCGGTAAGACCACGATGGCGCTGGCGTCGATTCGCAGTTGCGGAATGGAGCCTCTGGAGATTAATGCGACACAGACGATGCGGAGCCACGATGACGTTGCGAGGTTGGTGGCCAGTTACCGTAATAGCCGGAGCATCACTTCATTGATTCGCGGAGATACCAAGTCGTCGTGCCTGCTCCTCGATGAGATTGATGGGTCAGACTCGCATGCTCAGCGCAAGATGGTCGAGTGGATGACCTCGGTTGACCGCACACTTCCGATTCTGATGACGTGCAACGAAGTACCTCGCATCTTCAAGAATTCGGAAAAAATTGAAGTGATTCGGTGCCATCCACCCAAATCTGCTGATTTGATTCCACTCTTTCCTCACCGCGATGTCCACGAGATGGCTCGGCAGTGTAACCATGATGTGCGTCGCATGCTTCAGCAGCTTCAGTATGGAGAATCAGATAGTCTGCCTCCTCCAGCGCCGCTTACGAAGTTCAGTCCCGAGGTCAATGAGATTCTTCGTCAGAAGCACTGGACCCAGGTGGACGTGTTGGTCGCGGCACTCGAACGTCATCGCGGCACACAGGACACCTCGGGTTCATTGAGAACCAGTTCGTGATACAGGATGAATGAAATCCATGACCACAGTTGCGAAGGCGGGTTCCCATTTCAACTGACTCTTGGCATATTGCGCAGTTGCTATCATTGAATGGGATCTCATGTTCAAGCGCGGCGGCCAGATGATCGGCCGTAGGTAGAATAGGCACGTCCTCGAATGCATTCACATCACTCTCTCGCAGAGGAATGTTGACTACGAACCGCTGTGTGGTAGGCGGTGGACTAACCATCAAACGCATCAACGAGAGGATGTCGTGCGTCATCCGTGCACGATTTCCAATCGCTCGACCACGTTGTGGCTCAGGCAATGCAACTGCCGTACGAAAAAAAGCTGATTCTGTTTCGAGAAGTTCCCGGACCACTGCGATGACTCCATGCGATATAGACATTGGAGGTATCTCGCGGTGATCTCGAAAGCTACTTTCGAAGGCAGAAGAAGATATAAGTTGTTTTGTATGGGTTTGGATCGAGGATTGCCTCCTTGTAGTCTTCATCTGTTTCATAGTCATTGGCGCGCCCGATCAAGATCAGATGCGCTTTCCTCCATGCGTCGATGACCGAATCAAATAGGATAGATGGCCTCATGCGTTCGCGAAGGAATCTCCTGCGTGCTTCGACGATAAATGGTACTTGTTTCTCTTCTGTTATCTCAATCTCCGGCCGCGGGGTCATCTCCTCCATTCATGTTATTTACTTGCGTGGTTCCGTTTTCTTGACGAACATGTCCATCGGACCCTTCACCAGTGAATGACCACGCTTCCGCACGATCGCGGCCAACTCTGGTGATCCGAGGAACATCATACCGTCAATCTGCTTCTCCTTGTGCTTCAGAACGGCTAGAGTGGTTTCTTCCTCGAGTTCATCCTTCGAGAGATCAGGTTGCTTTGCGGAGATGGCCGCAAGACACTTCGCATACGTCGCCTCATACGTAACGGCTGGACGTCTGTATCCATCGAGTTGCTCGATACACAGCGCAAACAACTGAGCCACTGGGTTCTGAATCTGGTGGTCCACGTAGAAGGCCGCGTCATAATGCAGGTTGTTCGCTCGCACATAGTCCACGTGCTCAATACGGTCACCTTGCTTACTCTGACCACCATTCTCTGCAACGTAGACATACTGTACGCGGTCACCTACCTTTGGAGCTGTACCGGGGTCACGCTCCGCCATGCGGTCGGCTAGAACACGATGCGCAATCTGGACCGGATTCTTGTAGTCATCTCGCAGTGACTTCGACACAATGAACTTCTCCAGAGGAATACGGTTGTTCAGCACCTCAATCAGAATGTTCTTCACGAACGCCTGTGCATCCTTCACGGTCCCACGAGATAGCAGGATATCAAGCGCGCCACCGAACACGTCCTTCACAATCGGTGCATTATCGCGGCGCTTGAGCACGATACCCATGGACATACGCTTCGCCTTCTTGGGGTTCGGGTCTTCCTCATACTTCATACCGACGTACCGCTTGCGACAGAACAGGATGAACGGGTAGAAGGTCTTCTCATATGCAATCTTGTAGGGGCGACGACACTGTTCGGTGATTCGCTTGCCTGCCTTGATACCTAGTTCGATGGAGGTCGCAAGGTCTTTAGTAGGGAACTTAATGAAGATGGAATCTGTATCACCGTAGACCACACTGGCTCCAAACTCCTCCTCAACAATCTTCTTCGCGAGGTAGAGGGCTTTTCGTCCTGCTGCCGTTGTGCACGCGGCGACACAGAGTTTTCGGATAGGAGAGGTTCGACTGCCGGTCTGTCCGTACACGGAATTCGCAACCACTTTGTACGCCAGTTGGAGGCCGTTGTATACAGATCGCTGAGCTTCGTCATACTTAGGATCCTCCATCATCTGCTTATATTCCTTTCGCTTGGCCAGCAGGATCTCTAGTGTCTTGGGGAGAACGCCCGTCAACATCGGCTGATCAGCCTTTGGCTGCACATAGGTACACACCGTCTTTCCACCTGTCTCCTTGTTATCATATTCAACCTCATCCAGCACGTAGCCAGCGGCCTTGAGCTTCTGCATAGCCGGATACGTCATCCCCTCGCAGAGGTCATCAATCTGTTTGTCGTTCGAGTCGAATACCTGCATACTCACCAACGTATCGGGCGAGATGTTGTAGGCGATCATGTTGGTCGGGTAGAGCGAGTTGAAATCCAGAACGGACACAGGCTGATCTAGATACATTCCGATCTTCGGACTGATCACGACCGCACCCTCGTAGCCTGCCTCGTCGTCACCGATCGCGTGTTGCACCTGGATGATCTGGTTGCGCTGGGATGCATAGTAAACCACAGCCGAGAAGATCTTGATTCCCTGACCACGCATGAGGACGAACTGCATCGGCACCTTGCACACATCGGCCATACCTCGAGCGTTAACAATCGTATCGAGCTTCGCCATGAGGGTCAATACCAGATCACAGTCCTGAATACAGTAACGGGCAATTCGCGCACGACCAGCGGAATCACCATGGCGATGAAGCCGAAACAGTTCATGAGGCTCTACATCGTCCTTCGAGAAGGTCCACTCGAGCGACTTGCGCTCCTTCTCGGACAGATCCGTGAACAAGTCGGCCGGAGCCTCTACTGTAAAGGTGTTCCCGTTGATCGCGATGACCTTGAACTTTTCGCCATCGCGGTATGGATCTGTAGTATTTCCCACGAGATCAAAGCGGGCAAAGTTACCCACACACAAGCCACGAGTACTCTTTGTCGTGACCACATTCTTTGTATAGTCCAGCACTTTGTCGCGCAGGAACACGGACGCCACGTTATCGAGCTTGAAGGAGTCCAAGCTGTGTTCGCGCCGCATATTCAGAAGCAGGTCCACGGACAGGCGGCCCCGCATCGTTAGAATGCGAAGGTCATACTTGCCTGACGCCAGCTCGAACTTCTTGGTTTCTGCGAACTTGATGTCCCACTGGTCACCCTTCTTTGTCTTGGCGTGTGGAGCGCGAGATAGGTTAATGTCTTCGCGGATTCCCAGGATGCGACACCTGTCCTCAATGTAGGCGTCATCGAAACCAAAGGTGTTATATCCAGACATGATATCGGGGTTCTCGCGGCGGACATTCGCTGCAAACTTGAAGAGCATATCGGCTTCGGTCTTGCAGGAAACGAACTCGGTCAGCGGATCATCTGCGGGATCACAGCTACCCAACACGAAGACCTTCTTAGACGTCGGCGTCATCATGTCGTTCGACCAGCGGTAGGAGATACCGATCTGGACAATCGGATCCTTTGCCGCCATTGGGAAGTTATCGCCTACGGTGGGGCACATCTCCAAATCGTAACAAGCTACCTTGAGCGGGATGTCGCCAACCGCCGGCTTGAGCGTTGTCCAGTCGCACTCATAGAAGGCGTCCACTGTGAAGAGCGGCTCCTCCGTATCAGGGTCCACGGGGATATCGACCTCTTCGCCTACGAACTGAATCGGAGAACCGGGACCCAGATGACGCTCGTGAAGAAGGCGGAGGAACGGGGGAAGGTTGGACTCGTAGAGGGTATACTTCTTCGCGTTGAACTCACGAACCTTCGCATGATACTCGTTCAGGGATGAACAGGTGACCTTCCACACACCGATGGTCTTGAGAGAGTCAAAGCCAGCCATCGCATCGTATCGTTGAACTTTCTCCCCCTTACCTGGATCCTGTGTACACTTGACGTAGAAGTAAGGCTTGAATCCATTGATTCGCACGCATGCGACAGACTTGTCGCGCAGGCGTCCGAAGACGTCAACAACATACTGTCCGCGCACATCGTGTTCGTGCCAATCTGAAGGCTGCATTTGAACCGAGTCTGCCTTTAGTCTTCACTGTCCGTTTTCTATGAAACTTTCTGGGTTTGATGATAAGAGATATGTCGACAAATACGGTTGACTGGTTTTTCGCCAACACACGAGGCAACGTGGATCAGTCCCACGTGATGGAGCATGACTTTGCGAATGAGGCTGCATTCGGTCGTCAGACTTCGCTGTTCGGAGGTGATTGCACAGGTGCGCTCAGTCCTGCTAATGCTATGGCCGATCAGCCGGGTATGATTGCTCGCGGTGGATATGGTCTTGGTCCTGGATGCGATATCGATACGAATACAGGGATCAAGTTTGGAGAGGTCGATGGTATGCGCGTCAAGGGTCCCAAGCAGCTGTGGATTCGTCCGTTCTCAACCACGCCTGACCTTGGTCGCGGACGACAGGCCGACACAGTTGGCGATGAGTCTAGTCTTCTCCACGCAGCGCTTCAGCGTTCCAAGAAGGAGGCGTCCACGATCATGGACAAGACGATCCCGAACTATTACCAGCCGCTTATCCCGATCAAGCAGTCTGAGTATAACAATCCGAACAACTGGATTCAGGGATGGACTTGGGGTGGTGATTCTACACGCTTAATTAAGAAAACGCGAATCGGAGAGTCTACATAATGCGGGTGTTGTTCTTTGCGAACCGTATGCCCGATCTGTGCGGAGCATTTCTTCATGATATTGATTTAGCAGCTGAACTTCAGAAACGTGGCCATGCGGTCGCATTTCTGACGATTGAAAAGCCGAAGGAGGGATATGACGGTGGATATTGGAGAGGGTATAGGTTTGCGCATTACTCGGCAGCCGGATCAATGCTTGATACAAGCGAGTTATGGATCTGCCCACACGCACCCTGTCTTCCGTACGTGCGGAAATTGAATGAGCGTGGATATCATCGACCGATCGCGGTAACTGCGCACTTTGATGGTCAATACAAGGTACTCACTCATCTCGCATCGAACAAATGGTCAGAGATGTTACTCTTTATCAATCACGTCATGGAAGGACATTTCCGAAGGGAGGTAAACCCGTTTCCGCCAATGATTGTGCGCACTGGAGTCGTGCGCCCCCTGATGAACGAAGCCAAGATCAAAATGGATACCCCTCCAGATGGCGACGCAATTACTCTGGTGAATGCGAACGTGAACAAGGGAGTTCATCAGTTCATTGAGATTGCGAAACGTATGTCGAACCGCAAGTTTCTGGCTGTTAAACCCTACTATGGAGAACTCTGGATCCCAGCTGCCCCTCAGAATATTGAGTGGGTTCCGTTTGACGACGATGTTCGCAACATCTTGAAGCGAACTCGTATCCTGCTCTTTCCGTCCAACTACGAGAGTTTCGGACGTATCGCCGTAGAAGCGATGTACAACGGTATCCCAGTGATCTATTCCAAGCCGGCTACAGAGAACGTAGGGATCGTTGGGTCCACAGAGGGCGTTGAGGAATGGATTCTCCCTGCTGGAATCGGATGTAAGCGCGATGCACCTGAGGAATGGACTGCTGCGATCGAGGCTCTGGATGACCCCGATACATATGTAGCTCGTCAGGCACAGGTAAAGGAGCATATCCAGTCCATGAACATCTTCGATGAGGCGAACCGAATTGCCGGTCTGATGGAAGTGTTTCAGCGTGAACATCCCGTAGTTATTCGTCAGTCGGCCCCTCCACCGACTGCGGCGCCTCCGAATCCGACTTCACTGCGCCCGCCGCCAGCGGTTGCCCGGATCGGATTTTCGAGTGGGCGGCTGAGGATACAGCGGTGAGTTTGTCCATAAGCATACGACCCATTGCACAACGCTCCTCCTGTTCGGGGTCGTTATGTGCAACCTTCTGGACCGAAGGGATATACTTCTGACCTGATACGACTGGCTTCGACAACAATGCATCTACAGCCGCTTCGACTGTGCCGAATTCGTTCAATGAGAGTTGGGCTTGCTCGGCAGTACATCCTGCGAGTGACTGGACCATATCGACATCCGTCATTTTTTATATGGTTTACAATAAGTACGTGAATATGCGTTTCGTTGAATCGCTCTGCCCACCGGCTCTTTTGTATCTTATTTTTCTAGTGGTCCAGCTGGGACTCGATCTGGCGCTGGGAATGTGGGTGACGTTCGCAATCAAGCTTGTTCTCGGACTTGCCGTGGTGAAGGTGCTCGACACGTTCTGCGGTATCGGCCTGTCGCCGGTGTCGTGGTTTCTCGTTGCTGCGCCGTTCGTCATCACTGCGTTGGCGACGGCCATCTCGATGGGTAGTAACTTCGATGAGATCATCCTGATTCAGTTCCAGCAGGGTGAGGCGAAGGAGAAGTTCACGAATGCTCCGAATGGTATCCTCCAGCACAATCCTCCCGAGGCAGGCGGTCCTCCTGAGCCTGGTATCACACCGGCCACGCAGTCCTGGACTGAGGGCTCGATGGGTAACAAGTGGGGTACCGACTATGACCCGAAGTGGTCACGCTCAGCTTCCGATGCACATGGTGTTGCTCTGACCGCATTTAAGCCGACGTCACTTTCCGGACGCCACGCGTAAAACGGATCCGTAGTTGCGTACTGAAACTGAGCTCACTACAAAATGTGCATCTTCCGTCTTCTCACTCTTCTTGACCGCTACATCACCGGATACAAGCCCGACCATGGTAAGATTGTCCGCAAGTATCTTCTATCTGACTTCGAGGAATATGATGAGAACATGAAGACAGTCCCAGAGGACTCTATCTACGTCGAGGAGTGGAAGAAGGGCGAGTCAATCCGCCGCCGCATCCTCTACGAGGGTGAGGCAATCACTGAGTTCGCAGGCAACCCGTTCACTCCAGTCAAGAACCCATGGGCGTGGATCGGAGATGCGTCAACTGATGTCGACATTACCCTGGCGATTGACCGGTATCTCATGGTCGGAAACCGAATCCAGCTTGACCTCCTCTTCCGATTCCTCCGTGTCCACGATGAGATTAACATTGTATACACAGATATTACGTCTGGACTAGACGTGGTGTTTCCTAACGAAGGAGTAAGGATCGTGGCGTATGAACCCGTTTAAAGCAGCAGATCGATTCATTGTCCTGCGGGACATGTGCATACCAAGAACATTCGTGGCCAAATTTCAACGAATCAACGACATGATCGTCATGCCCTTGATTGCGCTGTTCATGTTTTTTACTTCAGGTGACGTATTTATGGCGGCCTCTACAGCAGTGACTGCATTTCGAGTGTGGAAGGAGTGGTTGGAGTATTCAGACTTATCGTTCACAATGCAGCTCATGCGATTGCGTATGGCTCAGGTCAAAGGACCGTTCATCGCAACGAATGATCCTAAGTATATGCCTTATGTGTGGGCAGACGCAGTCGTGCGCCATCAGATACCGCGGTTGTAACCGGAAGCATCCGTTTCATGTCCAGACGCTGAAACCGGGGCAATCACGGAGCGACCGACTGCGACTCCACCGACCGGGTCACCGGTGAAGCCATACCCAATCGACATACCACCCGTGCCTCCGCGCATGCGGTAACGGCGACGACTCTTGCGACCCTTGGACTTGCGACGGCCACCATATGCAGCATACGTACCTGCCGTGTTCTGAGTATAGCTGCTGGCGTTCGGGTTCGCAGTCGACCCAGACACACCAACTGCACCGAACTGCGCACCGGCCGGCTGACCGTTGGCTCCGAGAACCGCGCCCTGGAAACTAGCCGGTGCAAACCCACCACGGCGAGTGCGACGACGAGACTTCTTTGACTTCTTTGTACGACGGCGACCTGTTCCGCACTGTTCACCCATTTACCTCTTCACGCGAAAAGACTCCAATGCTACCCGGCAGGTCGTCATAGTATTCATATCCACGAACCAGTGTCCCAACGGGCGCGTCCGCGAGTGTGAACAATGCCGTTAGGTCCGGCTGATGAAATAGACGCAAACATTCGGCAATCCATTCTTGCCGTTGTGACCATGTCGCAGTAGGATGAACGACTGTACCGTTCATAGCCCATACGTCATTAATCACAAAGACATCCTTTGAGAGTCGCGTCGTGCGAAACACTGTATCACAACACATCCGCTCATCCATTACGAGAGCCAACTCTTCTTGATGTCCACCCTTCTCATCAATACTCAGGGCAACGAACTCACTCGAGGGTCTTTGGGTCAACAGCAACCAGCCAGGCAGGCCGTTCAGCTGCGGTACTCGGTGCTTTTCCGAGTTCGGCTCGCCCTTCCTCACTAGGGGGCGCCACGGATACAGGCGGCGCATACGTTGGTACATTGATCTCCTGCTTCATCTGCGGCGGTTCCGTGAAAGGCGCAGGCCGCTCGGGTTCGACGAAGCGAACCTGTGGCTGCACATACGGCGGATACATCCAGCGAATCACTCCGAAGACCGCCACATGAATGACGATCAACATAATCAATGAAGCCATCGCAGTCACAAGCACATCATACGCCTCCATTTGTTTTGCGACGGCCTTTTCTTAGCACGGAATCCTACGCAGCTCCTCGAAATACTGCGTCCCATTTGGGGTTTCCTCTTTCCATCTGCGAGGTGTCTTGGAATATTCAGTAACCGTTGCTAGTTCAACTGCGTAAGACCTTGAAATCACGCCGCCCACGAACGGCCGTTCGAACATGGAAAAAGGTTCACTTTGAAAGGTTTGGTAGAGTTTGGCCTGAACGTCGATGCGACCAAATCCAGTATAGATGAATCTCGTTTCGTAGCTTGTTCCGTGTGTTGCCCATGTGGGCGGATGAGAGGTAACCTTAAGCTCCATTCTCCACTGTATTCTTGAAGACCAGATCCTCTAAGCTAGACGCATCTGCGAGGATCTCGCACATCCGGCGAGTTGTAAGACGGAGATTCGCCTCAATGTCGGCCCAGATCTCAGGGTCGTTCTCGAAGACCGTGTTCCGCTTGGTTCCGTTCGGGAACTTCTCGACCAGCTCTGCATCCTTCGCATCCATCATGTGCATGTAGACACGGAGCTGAATCTCGTCGTAGATCGGCACCGTCTTCCAGTAAGTCGTGCGGTCCTTCGAGTCCACAACGCGGTTCAGCTCAGCGACGAACCCGTCCGTGCGTCCAACCAGGATGAACTCCTCCTTGTCCATGCGGAGCATCTTGGTGTTGCGCTCCGTGACCACAACCTTCTTATCCGCCTCGTAGGTGTTGAGGATCTTGTCCTCATTCTGAAGCCCACGCTTCTTTGCAACCTCACCGCGAGCATCTGCGAGGAGCTGCGTAGCCATCTCGGGCGTCATGTTCGGTGTGCGCTCGACCACCTTCTTGCACGCGGCCTCGACTCGGGCAAGAGATGCATCTACAGACGGAGCCGCTGCAACCTCAGCGGCGGCCAGTTTCCGTAACTCCGCAGCCTTGACGACCTCTGCAACTGCAAGTGCCTTCTCCTCCTCGGAAACTTCGATACCCGCTGCCTTCTTCATATCCAGCTCATGGCTGCGGCGCTCGGCCTCAACCAGAACCTCCTGGGCAGCCAACTCAGCTGCAACAGCCGTATCGGCGACCTTGCAGTCATCTAGTGCAGTGAAGACACTGCGTTGAATCTCACGGTCCTTCAGAATAGCACCCTTGAAGTTCTTGACGGGCTTGCGGTTGTGCGCCTTCTCAATCTCCTCAATGATCTTGGAAGCGACGGCATCCTTCTTGAAGACCTCATACATAACTTGGTGGACAGCTTGATACTTGTGGCGGTCGATTGCACCTGCGACTTGGGTGGCGGAAAAGCAAGGACGAAACATTTTGGTTGAGATCGGTTCTTGTTCCTCTGCATGTATCCGTTTTACGCAAAGCTCCGCTGCATCTTGACGATTGCGTCAATCCATCCCGGCATACCGTTGAGAACGTTTGAAACCTGAAGTGTGGGTGCACATGGCGTGGTATCCAGAGTCGCTTCGCAGAGCAGGGTCACAGCTGCGATGAGCAACGGGCGCTTGCTCTTATCCGAGGGTGACCACCGGAGAGAATGGATGCGATAGAGCACGTCTGTATACTCACGCACGCCTGGAGGGCTGTTCTTGCGAATCGCATCCCAGAAGATCCATACGGGATGAGTACTATCGCTTCCCGATACATACTCGTCTTCGCGCGAGGCAAACAACAAGTTTGTCTTCACTTGCTTCTTGTGCTCACGGCAGAACGTGAAGATCCAGGACATCCAATACAACGCTCGAGTCAGGTCGCGCACGTCCGATCGAATGCAGTAACAGAACTCGTTGATTGGAACCGCAGCAGGCATTGGGTCGTTTGGCTTGATGACTTGTGACCCGTACAACCGCGACGGTGACTTCAGGCTCTCCTGAATTGTGACCGGGTTGAAGTCATGGGTGGGCTTGATGGTTGGAAGGGATTGCAACTTGTTCTTCCGACACAGGGCCAGGGTAGCTGCGACTTCACAGACCATCTTCCTCACGTCAGGGTGGTTGCGAATCTTCGTCATCTGTTGGATGTCGTAACTAGCTTCGATAGGGGCGTAGGTTTCGTATGCCTTCGCCAGATAGAGAAACACATTGGGCTGGGCCCGATTGATGTGAAGCGCAGCCGCCTCGAATAACGCGCCCCATAAACTATGCACAAGACCAGAGCAGAGCAACTCAAGCGTCCAGTAACATGCGTAGTCCGCATGACCTAACTGAATCGTATGAATCAACACTTTCCGCACGTGTGCACGTGGATGTCCGCAAAAGGTTGTTTTTTGAAAGTCCGTTACGGGACGAGGGTCTGTAACCTCCATTACCCAATTCAGTTCTTTTAGACAGCTGGCTTTGACGCGGATTCAGTGATATACTTGGCGAAAGCACCCATAAAGTCGGCTCCGTTGCCTGTGTTGGGAGGTGAAGCCGGATTCGAGGGGAGAGTTGCTCCCTTCATCGCACGACGCCCGACCGTGAACAGCAGATACAAGAGTGCGAGGACGATGAGAACATTAAGGCCAATTCCAAGCCACTTCCCGTAGTCAAGCGCCTGCTCATGGGTCCTGCGGTTGATGTTGATTTGGTTGCGAATGTCGCTAATCTGCTTGCTAAATGTCCCCACCGAATACTCCAGGTCATCCTTGACGGTTCCGATGTTATCCTTGACGCCGTTCACTAGGTCAAGCGTCTGCTGCTGCTGAAGGACCTGGTTGTTGAGGAACTGATACTCGCTGATGAATCGGTCCGTGTCCTTCTTGATCTGGTTCGCATACATCACGTTCAGTGCGTTCGGGTCGTCCGTGAGAGATGAGTATCTCGCATTCGCAGCCTCGTCCGCTCCATTTGCAGCGAGCACGTCACGTGCAGCAGCGTCTACTTGGGCTTTGTGACTGACCTGAGCATCTGCCTTTTCCTTCTCTTTATCGAATCGTTCCTGCTCTGCGACATACCGGTAATACGCATCTGGATTCGAGTCTTTCAGTTCGGAGATTGAGAAGATCTGCCGGTCGTCCATTTTTCTCGCGACTGCGGCTTGGGGGACAAGATGTATAGTTGCATCTGGATCTACCTTGTTCACGCACCGCTGAGAGCCGTCGACCATTCGAAGGTCATATGTAGGAGGACACGCAATCACACACGAAAGAGGCGCAGCGCCGTAAACAGTGTCTGACGGACACTTGAACTGTATGTTACCCATTATTTATTGGAAAGATAGATTGCTAGCGAGAACCCGACACACAATGTGAGGAACGCCACTCCATGAACAATCGATGTCGGTAGAAGGAAGTACTCCAATAGCGCGATGACCACAAAGAACAGACAGATTTGGATGATGCGAAGATTCAGGCCCTCTAGCTTCTTGATATCCAGCTTCGTAGTCTCGATATCGACGTTCGGCTGCGTGGGCGGGCGAAATGGCTTAAGTGTTTCAATGGCTTCGGCATACATACTCGCTACACCATCGTGAGCTTTCACCGTTTCCTCGTGTGTAGGCTCGGACGTCTGCATCCTCTTCGTGAGAGCGATATAGCTCTTAAGAAACCGAGCCTGCTCATCTAAAAACTCAGTAGACGAAGCGGCATACGCCACTTCACGGAGCTGGATAAAATATTGATTGTCCGACATAGCCACGCATTTATCAACGCCATCGTCTCGAATCGACTTGAAGTCTGTTGGACATGTGATGATACATACGTCCCGACCAGATGCCTTCTCAAATCCAGATGGACAACTCATTACTTATTCGCAACAAACGGTCTGAGGCCGCCGAAGATTGTGCTAACGAACTGCCCATCTAATGCAGCCTCTTGACTCTGTCCAAGGCGTGCATAGGGCTTACCGAATGTTTTGGTATTGTTGACGTACGGCGCAGCGGTAGCCGCCATACGGACAAAGCGAGTATACTCGGAAGCATCCACACCACGCATGTGGCGGGCCGGAGCGGAGGGTTCGTAGAATGATTGTGCGGTCGGCATTTTATTACTCCTACAAGATAATGGTTGGGTGGCTCACTGCCCTTTTGTTTACATTGGTTATGCTCGTAACCGTCAAGGCCCGCTCTCAAGAAGGGTTCGACGCAGCAACACCGAGTGGAGAAGCACTTCTCAATTCGGTTTCACTGGACTATCAGAACATGATTGACGCATATTCGCGAGCATTTATGGCTGCGAAGACTACGGGTGACCAGACCGCGCTGATACAGGTCAGAACTGCGATTACCGAGTATCAGGACCAGATGCGAGAACAAGTTGAGTCGAACCAGTTTACTATTCAGACGTTTCTCGATGACTACAAGAACATGAATCCTGAGCTGGATAAGCTTCACCAGCAAGCGCAAGTGTTCCGGGATGAGGGACCGAAAGTTGCGGATCAACTCGCAGCGTCAACAGCTGAGCAACCGACTCAGATTGACTATGGAGCGTTGGTGAGTCGAATTGTTGTTCTCGTATTGATTATGGGTGCGACGCTTGCTCTTAATGCGTCCTCACAGTCATAAAAATCAGTGTAAGCGACGTCAATGCAAAAAGAAGTCCGAATAGCTTCAACCCCGCCCCCTGAGTAACATCGATCGACTGGTGAATGCGCCGAAGTGTCTCGAGTTTATCCGTCGCCACAAGAAGACCATTGTAGTCGTGTTGAATCTCCATGATTCTGCGGATTAGCTCCTCTTGTTGGTCCTCGGTGCCTGAGCGGGCGGATACTTCGAGCATCTTCGATAGTGAATCACCCATTGCACGCTTTGCGGCGGCAATTGCGGTAATCTTTGAGCCGTCATTACGTCTGATCGCATCGTCAACTAGGTTATCGTATATAATCTTTCTCTTTTGGTATTCGGCTTCCAAGTCCGCCATAGTCCCCGCTGATGGATCCATTGTGTCTAGGCAACATTTACGTCAGGCACACAATAACGGTAATAGATACTCTTCCCCACTGTATCGCTGTGGCGCGTAATCTCGATGATGTTGCCCGGCACAGCACCAATCAATCGGGCCTGGATATCCTGCGAATCAATCCAGGGCATCTGGTCTTCCGGCTTCACGATGCGGTTCTTGTCGAGGACATCCTTCGCCTCGTCGGGCGTCAGAATGCGGTGAGGCACGGACATGCGGTGTGTCGAGATATCCATCTGAAGCTCGCGCATATGGAAGAACTGAAGGCGCTCCTTGATGAACGTTGACCGAATCAGGTTCATCAGGTTTCCAGACGGTTTGGACTTGGATACGACGACCATTCCATTCTTGAAGTCGTTCTCGCTCGCATACTCGAGATACGTATTCACATCGCGCTCAAGCATCTTGTCCTTCTGGGGGAACAGCACTAGGACATCGCCCATCGTATATGCATTGACGTCTTTAAGGCTGGTCTGTACGGGCTTGGTTTCAGTCGAGAGCTTACGACGCTCAAACAAGATGCGAAGAGTTGAAAGAGCCTTGTCTTCCATTGTGCCCTTTTTACCTACGATGGAAAGAGTTCGTTTTTTATTGCCCGAGTAAAACAATGCTTCACATCATCGCTCTTCTCGCAGGGGTTGTTGCGCTTTGGTTCGTATGGACCCTCTCACGATCGGAGAAGTTCCAGCCTGAGATGTTAGACCGTAGTCAGGATCGGCGAACGCAGACGGTTGAACACTCTTCATTTGAGCAGCGGACGAACCATATGCCGCGCAACTCGTTCGTCGAAGCCGCTCAGGGTATGGCGACTCCGTTCCGCGTAAACGCATATACAGCCGTCAGGTAAGTGTAGATAATGATACCTAGAGCACTGCGAGAACAACTATGGATTATAAAGGTTGGACGAGTCTTCGAATCAAAGTGTAAGATCATCTGGTGTGGTAATCGCATGACGGTGTTCGACTTTCAATGCGGTCACAATATCCCCGAATCCAAAGGCGGTCCAACGTCACTGGATAACCTGGTTCCCATCTGTTCACGCTGTAACTTGAGCATGGGAAACCACTTCACGATTGATGAATGGAATGCGAAGTTCGCATCAACGCGGCCTTGGTATCGACGTATTTTCACATGGTGGACATGAGTGAACAATGCATGCGTTTTACATCAACTTAGACCGACGCACAGATCGCCGTGCCGAAGTGGAGGATGAGTTCAAACGGATGGGCCTTGAGGTCGAGCGGTTCCCAGCGATTGAGTGCACGCCTCCAACGATTGGATGTAATCTCTCGCACATCGAAGTGCTGCGACTTGCTCGCGAACGAGGATATCCATCTGTGATGATTTTCGAAGATGACTTTCAGTTTGTGATTTCTAAGGAGGAATGGGATGCACAGATCGCGCGCCTTCCCGAGAGCTACGACGTGGTGATGCTTTCCTATAACATGATTCGGTCAACTCCGCACGACGATACATTCGTACGCGTCCAGGAAGCACAAACGACGAGCGGATACATCGTACATTCTCGATTCTACGACACATTGATCGCAAAGTGGGAGGAAGGAACGGACTTATTTGTTCAGAATCCAACCGTCCATTGGATCTACATTCTCGATCAGTATTGGAAACCGCTTCAGCCTGTATCGGAGTGGTTTGCGTTCAAGAACCGCGTCGGTATTCAACGCCCAAGTTTCAGTGATCTTGCTGGACAATTTGTCGGACACGGTTGCTAATATAACCCATTTGAAAGTCTGGACTAAAGACTCGCTTCGACAATGCGAGTGCATTGAGTGCGATCATATGTGCCTGATCATCGTGCTCGACCAACCACTGAATCTTCTCAATGAGGTCAGAGAGATCATACTGCACCGGAACATAATTCACCATTGCCTGTAGCTCGCTATCTGCCCACCATCGATTGCCCGGATGGGTAACGATGATAGGAACAGAACCCGTTGCGAAGGCCCATTGCCCATTTGATGCAGGTGTATTCCCATCAATGACCAGGATATACTTGAACTGTATCTGCTCCGCTGTGGTCATACGTTCTCCGAAGTGATGATCTGGAATAATGTTATCGTTGATTGGCCACCCACCGCGAGTGAACCGAACGTCTGTATGCGGGACTCCGTATAGACGCTCGACAACCTGCATGCGAATCGACGGACGATAAAACCCACTTGATCCTCCGCGCCAGACCACGCTCGGACGTTTCTCAGCCCATGGAAGTTGTGGGAGATTGAGTCCATTCTCAAATACAGTATCGCTCCACGGCATGAGCAATAGACTCTTGCTCTTGAAGCTTCTTGATGAATGCATGCATACGATTGGACGTGTTCCCGGATGGGCCAACTGCGCTATACGAGCATACTCTCGACCCGATGTAGTTACACCGTCTTCGCGGCCCAGCGATGCAATCATTCGGTCATACTCTTCATCACCAATGACTCCGTCTGACTTTGGAAAGATTGCCGTACATGCATACGAGCGAATACAGTCCAGTACAAACCGATATAGTGGACCACCGATGTACAGTCCACAATCAGGAGATGCCCATGTGTACGGGATATCGGGCGGCACAACGACTACATTTCGCGGGATGTGTAGAATCGACGGACGATGGTCTGCTGAGTACCAATTGATTGGAAATCCCAATGTCTCGAGATATGCCCATGTATTGACTTCCCATGTGAGCTTGGGAAGACGAGGGTATTCGGTTACATACAAGTCGTAAAACTTGAGAAGTGACTCTCGATCTCCAAGGAAGAAGCCTCCGCAAAAACGCCAGTTCACTGCATCCCACGACACACCCTTGGGCCAGCATCCTGGAAAGAACATGCATGTGGATGGGAGGTATCCAGATGCTATCGCTCGAAGATCGCTGGCCGACTGCGGGTCTTTCAACACGTGATACAGGTTGAAATCAGCCCATGCGTAATGAGTCGAGTCACCTGCCTGTATGGCTCGCTTCATAAACTCAATCTTCGCATTCATCAGAATCAGAAAGTTGCGCGTATCGTGCTCGTCTGAACGAGTATCGGGTAACCCTTGTGGCGAGATCGCATAGAAATCAAGCTCTTCAAGCGAGATTGTTTCAATCACACCATTCGTAATAGAAATCTTATCTCGATGCTCTGGGCTCACAAACACGTGGAGGCGAATACCGGTTGCAACCAACTGGTTGAAGTAGTTGATACGAGCTTCATTTGTCTTGTCCTTGGCTCTCGTTTCATGCAGATCCAAGAACGCAGTAACAAACGTTACGGTCATTGTGGAACATGGTTTTTCATCTGAAAGTAATAATGCCGTTCTCATTGACCGTGGAACTCGTTGGTGGATTGGGAAACCAACTCTTTCAATTGGCGGCACTTCTTCAGATTGCGAGGAGGACCAATCGACTTTCATACCTACAGTCGCTCAGCAATCCATCTCCTCATACATCAGGGTCTTACTTCGACACCATCTTCCAGACCTTCAAACCACTCTATAGACAGATGAAGCCGATCAACTATATAAATGACCCTAAAGCATACGTTAACTGGAATGAGTTACTGCGCGGGTCCATGAACACCGAGTTGCGCGGGTACTTTCAAGACTGGCGATATGTTGATCGCGACTTTATCTCGAAGTTAGTGTTCCCAACCGCCGTGTTCTCGAAATACCCTGTTCAGAGCGGCATATTTCTCCATATTCGCGGCGGCGACTACGTGGGGAATCCCTATCATGATGTTGGGTTGGATGAGTATTATGCGAGGGCGATCAAGATGTTCCCAGATGCCCATTTCTTCATCGTAACAAATGATCTTCCCTATGCGATGTCTAGACCGTATTTGGCCGGTCTTTCATACACGATCATAGATGAGCCGGAACTCGAAACATTGTATTTGATGAGTCAGTGTGCTGGTGGAATCTGTGCAAACTCGTCCTTTTCCTGGTGGGGTGCGTTCCTCAATGCGAACCGAAAAATTGTGATGCCCGATCGTTGGTTTGTGGATCGCAGGCTCCCCACTGAGGGGTATTACTTTCCGGGCGTGATCAAATGTCCAGTGTAGGAAGAGCCTTCGGAGGCGGAGGCGGTGGTAGCGTTCCCGCAGCACGATGAAGAAGAACCTCGTCCCATGTAGATTGGAGAGCTGCGATATGTCTGGGCAACCAGCCAGGGTCCTTCGGGACAAAGGCCTTCTTCGTTGATGAAAGCAGCCAGTAGATGAACTGTGCTTCGCCGATCTCCATCTGCCACTTGGCGAGATCCATGGTAGCCGGCTTATACTTCACAGTATCATCGTCCAATACAGCGAAGACGCCCTTCTTTGCAGTCGACCGAATCCACTCGGATGAGAACACCTGCTTGAACCTGAACTCGGCATACTCGCATTCGTCGATGCCCGTGCACTCCATCTGCATCTGCATCTGATGGACATATCCCTCAGGGACACCGTCGGACTCGGCGCGCGAGAACGGGCACTTGAACTCAACCAGTCGGCCGCGGCGACGCACATCGGTCGGATCGGTGGGGAAGATGATCCCGTCAGGAGATGCGCCGAGGAATGGGTAGATCGGGTGCTGAACGCAGGATACATCCGTGATTGTGCAACGGGTTTCGTCTTCATACAACTCCTTTGCAATCGGCTCGAAGCGCGTTCCCCAGATCATCGCACCGACTCCATGCCCGCTTGTCGGCTGTGGCGGCACAAGTTTGCGGAGGATGAGGCTGCGCCTGGTTTCCCCGCCCGTAAAGATCTGATAAACCTCAGATGCCGTGATCATCTCACCTCGCTTCGCATGCCATGCCGACGTGCGCTGGTCATTCATACCGTAGACGCGAATGGTTCTGCGCACACAACGATCACGTATCCAGATCTGCCCAAGCTCTCCCTTCATCGCTTCCTCCAATGCGGTAAACACAAATCGTCGAGCCCTCGTGTAGCTCACAGGTGCGAGTAACGTTATTAACATGATCAGAGGCTTAAGTCGTTTCTTCGGGCGAGTATAAGGTGGTTCGCGCAGCCATTCTGTGATAACCGCTTCCATTGCGTTTGTTTATGCGTCGCATTCGAAAACTCATTTTCAGTGCTGTAACACAGAATCAGTATGGAGACGATTCAGAGCAAAGAGCAATGGGTTCTGCGTCGGTTAGAAGGATTCTACTCAAACCCCGAACACTTTCAGCGCATTGAGGAGGTCCTTACCGGAAAGTCTAAGCTAAGTCTGCGCCTACTGGACTGGTTTGTGACCAATTATTCGAAGAAGTACAATGTATCGTTTATGACGAAGACGAACCGTCACGTCATCGTGTACTTGGTCTACAAGTCACACCTCAAGGCGTATAACAAAAAGATGTTTGATCCCTTCTGTCGCTGGAAGCGGATTCAGTTCCGTGGTCTGGACACCACGGTGGGTCAGCTAAACTTCTTTGAGTGGGCCATTCAGGATGAGGTGCTTGAGTACCTGGATACCCATTACGACGAGATCCATGCGGATATGGAGGAGTGCTCGCAGGTCATTCAGCCCAAGGACGGTGAACGCCGTAAGCGTCACGAGCTGAGTCGTTCGGCCACCAAGTCCGTGCGTATCCACGACGTGACGGTAAAGGTTACATTTGATTAAGGAATGTTGTCTGCGATTGATCGCTCAATTGTATATCCCGTGAGTTCTGATATTACCGAGCATGATCTCAACATTGTGTCGGACTTGTGGTCAGTCGAAGGACGCGAGGTGTTCAGGGGTGCACGTGACCCAAACTACGAGCATGCGAATGTCTACTGGCTGTATGATCCAGAGGACCTGGACCGCGTAGGTGTAGCGGAACATAAGCGCGATAACCCCGGGGATGTAACGGTGTTGTGGCACAAGGATACACCATTCGGAACTCTTCTTCAAGAAGACGGATGGATAGAGAGTGACTCAATTTGGTCGCGCATGCCTGAGCATTCTTATGAGCAGTTTCTCGCAGAGGGATGGACAACGCCTACTGCATTCTTAGAGAGGTGTCTGCGTGGTGTGATTCGAATCGTCACACCAGACATGATCACCAAGCGGCCTGATGTCCACTCATGCGAAAAATGTGGGCATGTGTCGCTTCGGCCGTTCACATGTGGAGCCGTCCAACCGCTGAGCTTCCCGGAAAAGGAAAAGGTTTGGTTTATTGATGATCGGATGATTGTATACCTGCCGCCTAAAGGCGGCTCTACTGTTTGGTCACTTCTTGGCTTCACGACACCGCAGCTGCCCGACGAGCCTTCTTCGGAGCAACCGGAGCCGTCGGAGGCGGAGCAGCTGGAGGCGTCACAGCCCTCTCCTCAACCTCAACCTCATCCTCTTCAGTGACCGGCACCTCGACAGCCGCGGGCTTGTCCTCCTCAACCGGCTCGTCAGGCTCCTTGATGTCGGCGAACGCAGCCTTCGCACCGACGCGCGTCGGCGGGAACACCTTGGCGTGAGCGATGCGCCAGGTCACACCGAAGCCCGTGCCCGTGACGTAGATGCTCGGCGTCAGAACCATGCGGCACTCGACACGCTTCGCAAACACCTGCTCGAGGTTGTTCTCGGTCAGCTCAATCGTTGCACCGTTCGCATCCACCGCGTCCATCCCGACCTGGCCATCCCAGATCGAGATCTTCATGCGGAGCGACGGCGGATACTTGCCGTTCGGCACCCACTCACCGTTGATCTTCTCGACGCTCGGCGTGAGGATCGGCTTCATCGTTTCGCGGAGCACGGCCTCGGACTTCGACTTGCCGAACCACTTGCCGCTGTTCGAGATCGCGTGCTGAACGATCTTCTCAGACAGGTCAGTGAGGAAGTTGTAGAACTGACCGACGTCAGTGCCGTCCGTCGAGCGCTCCTTCGCGTAGGGATCGCAGCCCTTCAGCGACGCGAGCATACTGTAGTTGCGCTGACCAGTCTTCTCGTCCTCACGGACGACGACGCCAGCCGGGTAGAAGATACGAGGAATGCGAACCTGAAGGGGTTGTCCATTGTACTTGATGGGAACGGTCTTACCCCCAGCCTTGTTCGAGCGGATCTCGCCGATCATGACGCGGTTGATGTCCAGGTTCTCAGAAGGAATGATTGCAGAGGTAGCCATATTGATTGTTGTGAGATGGACTGGCCTCGCCAACCCCGGATTCGTTTTCCGCGCAGGTTTCCAGTTTTCAAGGCTCAGCACAAGATAAGCAATGCCTCAGTGCGCCTCCGTTCGAAACAAAACTTCAACGGATCGATGTTCGTCGGATGCGATGACTGGACATATGTTATGCGGACGTCACGCTCGAGCTAAGTCCCCCAGGTTTTGGGCGGATGTGAATCGTGATAAGATTGATCGATTTGCAAAAGTCCAAGCGTTATATCGAGGATGGTGTGTCCGCCGTCGATTGGTCTGGGCTGGGCCAGGTGTCTTGAAGCGAACTAGGTGTGTGAATGATGAAGACCTCGTGACGATGGAGTCAAAGGAGAAGCAGCATCCTTTTGACTATTTCGGAATCGAAGAGGCTGGGAAGATTTGGTGGTTTGACTTTGGAAGCGCATGGGAGTGGAGTATTCGCACTGTGACTCCGTTGAACCCTTACACGAAGGTCCCGTTTGAACATGCTGACCTTGCGAGGCTCCGTAAGATACATCTCTATCGCAGACGATGGAAGCTGCCTGTTCCCGCACCCTCGAAGGACCTCGTTGAGAATATCCTTCGACGGTGGAATGTACTGGCTCAGATCTTCCGTAGTTTTGGATTCGAGGAAACACATCCCGAACAGTTCGCAAACTTAACTCACGCAAACCTCCGCATGATGTTCCGCTTCTTTCATGATGATTTGATTGCGATGCCCAAACCTAACCAACGGCTTTTAATGATCTGTTCGAAGGGCGCGCTCAATGCCTACACTACGAACAACGGATATATCATCAATTCGTTGAACCTTCTCACCATTGGGCTGACGGATGTTCAGTCGTATGACGTTGTGTTTCTAGCGTTGTCTGCGCTGTGGCGGTGCTAAAACGGATTCTAGCATTGCTCGGAAACATGGTGCAACCATGAACATCTTCTTCTTGTCGTTGGACCCCGACGAAGCGGCTCGTCTTCACTGTGATAAACACGTGGTGAAGATGATCCTCGAAACTGCACAACTATTGTACACCGCACATTGGGTCTACGAGTCACCGCTTCCCGAAGGAGCCTACAAGAAGACACATCCTAATCATCCGTCTGCACGTTGGGTCCGCGAATCATTGGCGAACTACACCTGGCTCTGCCGCCTCGGTTTGGCCTTGTGTGCTGAGTATTCGTTTCGCTATGGAAAGATTCACAAGACTCATGCGCATCTGACCTGGTTGTCCGCACATCCACCGGAGCCGCTCGTCGATGTTGGATGGACCCTACCTAGATTGGCCATGCCCGAAGAATATCACCACCTCGACCCTGTTGTAGCCTATCGCGCCTACTATGTTGGCGCCAAGTCGCGTTTGTTGGCCTACACAAAACGTCTTCCACCAGAGTTTCTGGCGCAAGCGGTTTACATGACCGCCGGAGGTAAGAGTATACCAGTGCGTTAGAAATGTCTGCTTCTTCTGCTTCCGTTAAGTCAAACAAGATGGCCCCGAAGAAGTCCTCCCCTGCTGCCCCCGTCGCCGCCCCTGCACCTGCACCTGCCGCCAAGACCCCGAAGGTCAAGGCCCCCAAGGCTGAGAAGCCTGCCGCCCCGTCGAAGGCCGTTGTGACGGTCCCGACGGTCGAGTCGGCCTCGACCCCGGCCGTTGTTGAGGCGACGGAGAGTTCTGACGTCATCCTCGCCAGCCTCGCCGAGAAGCTCAAGGCGCTCTCGACGGAGCTCACGACCCGTGTCCGCGAGGCCACGAAGAGTGTGTCGGACGCCATCAAGGCGACCAAGCGCGAGGCCCGCGAGATCAAGAAGAAGAAGAAGAAGAACCCGGAGGACATGACTCCGGAGGAGCGCAAGACGTGGGAGGCCCGCCGTGCGAACAACGCCTTCCTCGTTCAGCGCCCGCTGACGGATGAGCTCTGCGCGTTCATGGGCCTGAAGTCAGGCGAGAAGCGCTCGCAGACGGAGGTGACGAAGTTCATCTCGGGCTACGTCAAGCAGCACAACTGCTTCGACCCGGCGTTCAAGCGCCGCATCCTGCCCAACTCGGCGCTCGCGAAGCTGCTCCGCGTCACGGACAAGGAGGAGGTCACCTACCTGAACCTCCAGTCTTTCCTCAAGGTCCACTTCCTCAAGCCGAAGGCGTAGGTTCACAAGGAACCTCCGGTGACGTAAATATTTTCTAAAAAGAAATATAAAATGTCCGACTCGATACGCGATCCTTTTAGGCCCTCGGGGATGACTCGTTCGCAAACTGCTCGTTACCACGGGCGCCAGCATGTAAAGCTGCCCAACGACTTTGAGGGCCAGAAGCGCAGGTACATGGGGTCGTTGAAGAAGTTGGCGGCCTACAACAAGGCTCATGGAAAGACCGGCGGTCGCCGTCACCGCAAGACCCGCCGCCACACTCGTCGCCGATAGACTCCTCCAAGCCGTCGCCACTAGACTCCTAAACCAAACATAAACAATAAAAATACCCTGGAACCCCAGGTGATTTTTAGTGTCTAGATGTAATGGACGTTGCGTTTAAGGATGTCGATAAGATGCCGCCCAAGGGGTTCATGACTCCGAAGCAGCCTGGATCTCCGGATTACTCGCCTGCTGGAAAGGTTGGCAGCCCAACGGCAGAAGACCTCGAGAAGGTGAAGGAGAACACGCCGTCAAAGGACAAGACTCAACGGGCTCTACTTCCGTTGTTTAATACGGCAGGCCGTAGACGCAAGTCCCGAAAGACGAAGCGGAAGTCCAAGAAGTCACGTCGCACTAGACGGAGGTTGTAATCAGCTCATGGGGCATCTCCATGTAGAGAACCGTGCTGAAGAAGGGCGACAGACGTTCATCGAGGACAAGTGCACGCTGCTTGTCGTTCTCAACCAATGTCTTCGTCAACCTGCGCAGGACAAGGCCGCGGTCAACGGAGGAGTCAACCTTAATCTTACATTTACCCGCCTTCCATCCACACAAGGATGACGTATTACATGCGTCCTTTTGTTGGAACTGTCCGCAGGGTGTACGCACTTTGTTCACGAATGCACGTGGACCTTGCGTTGCATCCCAATGGGCCTCCTTTTTGAGCCAGGTATCAAGCTGCTTGTAGAGGTTCTTTCCGCGAGATGCGATACCTTCGCGGAGGTCTGCATATTCCTCCTTCTGGATGTCCTTGGAGAGTGAGAACATGAGAAAGTCAAATACCTCTGCCGAGTACGAGATTGAGTCTGCAGTATGGATGTCTTCGGCATTGGGCGCTCCATCGATCAGTTCGCGTTCTTGGTGACGCTGCATCGTGGACAACACCTCCTTCGCAGTCACAAGTGTCGACTCTTCAGGTTGAAAGGGTGCGCGGAACTCGGAGGCGAGCAACGACTCAACGAACCGGCCCTGCGTATCCTGGAGGTCTTCAACCCACTTGAATCCCTTGTGTGTGGTATTATCGAGAAAGGTGCGCTCGGCTTGACGAGTCGGGAGTTCTTCTGGCTTAATGTCCGCATATCCCGACCGTGCACGAACTCCGGGCAACTGTTCGTATGTCGCGGGCTGAACTGGTAGGACAACCACTTTCGGCACAAACACCGCCTGAACTCGCTCGAACGGGTCGAGAATCACCTGGAAGTCATGTCCCTTGCTCTGAAGCTCATGAAGTGCATCGGCTAAGCGTGGACGGTCGGATGCACATGCGCGGGCATGAAGTGTGGTCACGGTGGTCAGCATCTTCTTCGGAAACAGCGGGTCGCGAATGTTGACTGTATACTTATATTTCGCAAAGCCCTTTGCCTTATCCGTGCTTCGAGCTACGTGGGCAAGAATGTCGTCGTCGAGCAGTACGATCGTCCGCTCGCGAGGGCTGAGCATCTCAGACCAGAATCCGCATTTGACCGAAGAGGCTGCAGTATCGATGCGAATCACCGCACATCGAATGACGGATGTAACGTATTCAAGCTCATCCAAAATAGTCAGTCGACCCTCCTTATACGCTCGCTGAACACCTGAAACAATCCGGTCAATCTGCGTTTCACCCTCTCCCATATCAGTCCACGACCTGGCGAAGGAACAGAGCATCACATTCTTCGGTGCATCTTTGGGTTCGGGAATCGCATCCTTTGTGTTGAGGAAATGGGGGATTGTCTTGGACGGCCGACCGAGTCCCACGCGGAAGAAGTCGGACTTTCCCGAATCCAGACGGCTCTTCTTGATGGAGCGATCGTAGTGGATTGGTATCTGAAGGGATGCGGACAGTGTGTTTGAAAGATAAGCCATTCGCAATGCAGGTGTCTTTGCAGAGCTGAGAATGTAGGAGTCGTCGCTCTTCTCTGAGTTTGGAACCATCAGCTTCTTAAACGGCTGTTCGACCTTGTAACAACATGGGACCTGCTTATCCTTGATGGTGCCGATGTAGTTCGGAAACACAGACGTTTGGTCGCGCTTGATCACTGAGAACTCCGTGGTATCCTCGTCCTTTCCAGAGCGCACCTTTCCTCCGCACACTGGACATGCATCGTCGACGAGCTGATCCTCGCGTAACGGAAGTTCATCCTTGATACACCAATACTGTGGACACGTTGCGATTCCGTCACGCACAGGCATGATGTGGACGTTATAGTCTTCGATGCCTTCCTTGTCCTTGTTCGCTTCCTGCACTTTGGCCTGCTTCTCGGTGGCTGGATAGTTGCGAGGGTTGTATTCGGGTGGGATGCGCGCTTCATCTTCAGCCGTCAACACGACAACCTGCTTGTTCTTGTCGCACTTACCAGGATATGCGCTGTCGAATGTTTCGGGATCAAACTCTTGTAGGCGCGTTGTGAAATACTTGTAGGTTGAACTCGACTTCTCCTTCAATCCCTTCTTTTTCTTTGGAGCTTCTTGGACCTCCTCCTTAGGTGCTTCGGTCGGTTCGCTGGTCAGTCCCAGGTCTGCAAGGAAATCATCGTCCACATCGAACTCCCCCGCATGAATCACCGGCTGTGCAGCTGTGGTGGCTTCAACGACCTCAACTCGGCGAGGGCAAACTGCATCGACCGACGCATCATCCGAAGTGAGCACGTAGCGGAGAATACTCGCATACTTCATCGCACGCTCAACCGTGGTGACCGAGGACAAAATCACCTCCTTGTTTGAGAACCTCAGCGTTGGAAATCCCTTGAGAACGCGGTCGAGGTCAAGGTCATCGCCTAGGTTTAAGAAGGTTCGAAACATGTTCTCCGCATCCTCCTGAGTTATTCCAATTTCAACCAGAGTTGCGGGTGATGGGACTTCGGCTTCCTGGAGGGCTTGAAAGGCTTGGACTTGGAGAGGCGTGAAGTTCTCTGCGAGGCGGTCTGCACGCAGAAGTCGGAACGTATCGTCTTGGTAACTGAAGAGCGTCTGAAGGCATGAAAAGCGCCGCATGTCGAACTCGGAAACCTCCTTGGGGTAGACGCCAAGTAGCGACATGTCCTGAAGCTCCCATCGGGTAACTGCGAGGTCTGCAGGTTCTACAAACGGCGTGATACCGTCAAACGTCTTGAACCAATCGTAGAGGCTGAGTCTAATCTCATCCAAGCTCTGCTTCGAATCCTTTCCACGCACAATCGTGAACTGGATGTCGCGTGGTGTAATTGCGATGCGGTCGAAGGATGTGCGAGAGGTTCCGCGGTAGAGAAGCAGAGTTGGTAAGCGACGCTGGGGAAGAGTTGCAGAAGTCCATGACTTCCACATGCCTACATCAATGGAAGGCACCTTGTTGTCCGGGTCCTTCACGTAGAACTTGTGACGGGTCTTCTCCTGCTTCGATGTGAAGAACCCAACATACGGTGTTTTCGGGGATAGAGTCAGACCGTAGAACATCTGCTCGAAGCGGGCTCGTGGTGCGGTAAACACGGTTTCCACGAGAGGTAGATACCACTTCGCTCGCAGAATCGCGGGATGCTTTGGCTCAGGTGCATCCAGAGCAAGTAGTTTCGTCAGTTGCTCTGCGTTGGTTCGCAGTGACCGAATCGCAGAGTCCGTGAGCCGATTGGGTGTATCCTCGCGAAACAAGGGGTAGTAGACGCGTCGCACGATGGACGACATCTCGTTGAACTCCGTGGCCCTGAACTCTCCAACGTCGGAATACAGCGTTTCAAAGAGCAGCTGCATGTTTCCAATCGGAATGCGAGTGGATGCGAAGTTCAGATCCTTCGGAGGAAGAGGGAGAACAATCGAACGCTGGTCGGCGATACCAAAGATACGCCACTCGGAGAACCCAGCGCCAGGAGAGTAGAGGTCGCTCAGTGCATCCGGTTTCGAGTTCCAGTCCTCGCGCGAGAAGGCATGCTCTTTGACTCCGGTGCCTGGCCGGGTCTGTTCCAGATAATACTTGAACAGCTCAGCGCTCAATCTCACGCCATCGACCGACATACGAAGAAAGAGTGCATCCCAGTTGCGCGGATCCTCGTAATACTCTTCGGGTAGCTGGACGTTGACTTCAATGAAAAGACGGTCAGGATGACTGTTAACTGCGATTGCGATATGTTGACGCACAGTCTCTAACGTATCATCCTCGAAGAAGGATACGGAAGATCCTGTTCCCGCGACGGGTACAGACTTCGACATTATAATTGACTTAGGTTTTCTCAGAGAGGGGAATCCGTAATCTGCATACCACAATACGGCGTCGGTTGACGCGAATAGTTCACCGGCGTATAGATCCCAACCTTCACCGCATCGTGTAGGATTCGTTTGAAGTTCCCCCAGAACTCCGTGGTGTGTCCAATACTTTCCGTCATCAGATGCGCCATCTCGTGTAGCATCACGAACATGATCGTATTGATATCGATGAGCGGATACTGCGGTGGTTTGGTTTTATCCCGCAGGCAGACGACAATCCGCTGACCCTTGTTCTCGGAATACGACGTATCAGGTGAGCTCATCTCGTTCTCTGAGAACACGTCGGGCTGAAACCGGGCAACAAAGCGAGCAACAGGCGGATCGTTCATCAACGCGGGTTCTTCGGCATACGAGTCGCGAAGTTTCGTGAGGTTGGATCGGATCTTCGCCATGAGCTTCACTGCCTCTTCCTTGTTGGGCAAGTTCTGTATGTCGTATTCATGACCATCAGGACCGGTCATTCGAACCGTATTTCCCGGTCCTATGAGTTGGGATACAATCGCGACCCCGACGACGGCAGCAGCAACCGACAACATTATCTATCACTGCGAGTTTAAGCGGTCAGGCCATCCAGCGCCCGGTTGGCGCGGAAAGGGTCCGGGTCAATCGTCGTCTGCAGGAACGGGCCAACCTTGGACTGCGGGTTCGGCGTCTCCGAGCGGATGTCGTAGGTCGGGTTGCGGTTGTTCTGCGAGATACCGATGATGTTGATGTTGGCGTGGTAACCCGCCTGGAGGAAGTTCTGGCCATCCATGTCCTTGGAGCCAACCGGGTTGACGGCGGCCCACGAGGCACCGACCTCACCCTTGGGGAGCAGCTCGCTCGACGACAGCACGTTCTGGGTGTACGTCTGCTGCGACGCCGGGGTGCGTCCCTGCATGCCGCCCACATCGTAGGCATTACCACCCAGCGCCGACGTGCCGACAGAGTACGGGCCCTGGCCAGACATCGGGCCCATCGCACCCGAGCCACCGACCTCCTCCGCCTTGTCCAGGACCGCCGACTTGCCGCCAGAATAAGATGAAAAGAGAGAATACACAACAACCACACCCACTAACACCATTCCGAGTCGGACAATCTTCTGAGAGGAGAGCTTCATACTTTATTCATGTCGTCAGACAAATTTCGCAGGTTCGTCGTATCGGGGAACAGAAGGTCGACGAGCTGCTCGCGGCGAAGCGTCCAGAATCCACGCACACCCTTCCTCTTCGCTTCATCGCGAAGCTGGGCAATCGTCATCTTCTCGATGATAAAGGACTTGGGTAGTTCAGCCATACTCAGAATCTGAATCAACTGTGCTCGCTTGAGGATGTAGTACTGCTTGATACGGCGTTGCTTAGCGAGCTGCTTGAGCTCGACCAGTGATAGAGAATCCATTGAGACTGACGTTCCTCCCCGCTACCGAATCCGTTTTTTTCCGGGCTTCAAGTAATGCAACGAACACCCGTGATCCTCGCCTTTTTCATTGCCGCCGCACTTGTTGGGCTGGCCCTGCGGTTCACCGATATGAGCGGAGGTGTGGAAACCTTCAAGCTGCCTAGCGACGATATGGCCCCTCTGGAGACTGAGAAGACATCCGGCGTCACAGGGTGGGCCGAGACGTCACCGATTCTCGGAAGCCAGGCGAAGCCCGTCCCCGAGCTCCCGTATGATGTGGCGGACGATACCGCCATTGGTCAGTTCATGAACAGCAAGATTGGACCCGAGTGCTGCCCTTCACCGTTCTCGACGGGTGCTGGATGTGTCTGTCTGACGGATGCCGACCGTAAGGGTTTCGCGTCCCGCTTTGGGAATAAGACTCCTATGTAATTAAATAATGGATCACCTTCGCGCCTTCATCAAGTGTTTGAAGGACAAGAACCCTGAACTTCAATTTCCCCGTGCGTCGGATGAGGTGTACACCCACCTGACGGACGCATTGACTCCACATGGTATGAAGATTATGCAGCGCGATAACTCGCTGTTCAAGGCAGCAGACGCCCCTCAGCCACTCCCTGGTATCGATATTCGTGTCGCCTGGGATGGAAGCGAAGAAACATGGAAGGCTCTTCATATGACCATGATCTTCTCGTTCCTGCGCGGTGACCCGAAGGAGAAGGTTGCTCAGCTGATGGAAGCCATGAAGCATGTGCTTCCGGAAACGCATGGCGATACGAGCGAGATTCTGAAGATCCTGGGCCAAGAGGATACCACGTCTTCGCTGACGGAGATGTTTGAGCTGCTCATGAAGACCAAGTTGGCTTCGATTGTTGGCGAGATTGCCGCGTCGATCAAGCTGGATGATATTGGAATTGACTTTGAGCGCCCTGAGGAGATTCTCGAGGCACTTCAGCACCCTGAGCGCAGTCAGGCGGTTCGACAGATTATGGAGCAGGTCAAGACCATGCTGGAGGAGCGTGTTAAGACAGGTAAGATCAATCAACAGGAACTCATTCGCGAGATCGAAACACTCAAGGCGAAGTTCCAGTCGAGTTTCGGAAAGTATATGAATGAGATGGTCGGTGTGGCGCGTGAGGGACCCGCGACAGGGAACACGTCTGCTCAGATCATGTCCAATTCCCCAGAGGCTCGTCGTGCACGTATGCAGGCCCGACTCCAGCGTAAACTCCACGAAAAAGGTCGCAAGTGAAGATAAGAGATGTCCTTCTGGTTTTCCGATCCAAGCATTCTATTCCGCTCAGACACGTGGTTCGCATTTGTGCCGACCGCGGGTATGAAGGTGGATGAAGCATTGAACGCTGTGGTTCGCTTCACGGTGTATTTGAGTTTTCTGCTGTTTCTTTGCTCGATGGAGGTGAAGTATTTCGTCTATGTGCCTGTCGTGATGGCGATCACGGTTGCGCTCCACCAGCTGTATCCCAATACGAAGAAGATCACTGAGCCGTTCCGGATGGGCACTGCAGTGAGTGGATACGTTGGTTCTGAGTTGACGCTACCGACCCAGGAGAACCCGTTCATGAACCCGACCTTGGTCGACATCAATGAGAACCCGAAGAAGCCGCCTGCTGCAGATCCGACGGACATTGACGTGCGCGACAAGGTCATGAAGCAGTTCGCACAGACCTCTAACGTCTATCTGGACACCACGGACGTCTTTCAGCTGGCTCAGGCTCAGCGCAACTTCTACACTGTGCCCGCAGATGACCATGAGGGACTCCTTCAGTTCCTTGGAAAGGGAGCGGCTTCAGGTAAGATCCTGAACGAGGGATATGTGATTGCAAAGGGCTCAATGCCCAAAACGCCGGCGACTACCACGAGTCAGCCGACGGGGGCGACGCCGGGTCAGACTACGGAGCAGACCGAGCTTCCTCTCGATCTCACCCGCTGATTCCTGCTGTCCTGAAATCACCCGCTCACGACCACGCTTCGGCTTGAACTTCATCGTCGGAAACCCAGACACATTCTCTTCAGGAGGTACGTTGGCCGACTCAATCTCCTCGACGGGAATCTTGGAGTGCTTCCTCTTAAACTCATCCCACTTTGGCTTATTGGCTTCGCAATGCGAACACCCCTCCATGTAGAACAATACTAACAGTGGACGACGCTTGAGACGCTTCTCAACGCCGCCCGCATAGTTATCTCGTCCCGGTCGTGCAGTGAGGTCACCGAACGACATATTTATATCAACAACTAGAAAATGGCGTGTCTGGATGAATTGAACCAATCGGCAGATAAGACGTGGATTGGGATTTCACGCGCAACGGGTGATATGAAGAAGTTCGAGAACATCGCACAGTTTCAAGACTACCAGAAGGCTCTTGGATGCGCACCTGTTCGTGCATCACCCTATGTAGAGTCAAACGCTGGAAAGAACACGACGCCAACCGGATTCCTCGAGTTCAAGCCACGTGATGCAGCTACACAAGCGAGATTTGATGCGACCTCAGACCAATGGGAGGGCGCAAAGGCATCGGAAGAAGCTGTGAAGCAGGGGCTGTTTATTGAAGACAGTGCTGATCCGGTAACTCGGGAAAAGAAGGCGCAACCCATGATGACCCCACCACAGTCTGCACGGGGAGCTCCTGCTCCTGCGCCGACAAACGATGTTTGCTCAATACAATGAAGTGGGTATTGCTCGCACTCGCGATGCTGCTCGTGGTGCTTCTTCTTCGAAGCACTGAGCATTTCAAAGACCCAGAGTATACGAATGTTACGCGGCCATGCTTCTGTTCGACAAAGGATGTCGCTCAACCATGTGAGCCCTCTTGTGCGGCATGGGATAGTAAGATCGAAGCGCTCGCACCCATTGGCGCAAACAACTCGGATTACATCACTGTGCTTCAAGCATTCTACGACCAAGTCTATGTACCTACACCTTCGCGGCCCACCGAAGCGCAGGTGAATACGTTCTTAGCATCTCCTGCTGGAACGGTCGCAGGAGTGGACAACGCAGCTGTGAAGCGAATCATGATGAATGCATTCCATATCCAGGGTTCCCTTACTGCGGCTCAGAGTGAAGAGGCGAGTCAGAACTTCAAACCCGTAGATGCCGATCTGGCTCCGGAAATGGGTCGCGATGAAGTCAGAACTCGTGAGGAGGACCAGTATGTGGGGGCGAATCCCAAACCGTCGACCAGGTTATCTGAGGGCGACTATGCACCTGTTACGCAGTCGAAGCCACTGAATCCTGGACAATGGGAGGATGGCTCAACAATGTGGAAGGGTCCTCGTCCCGCATCTGTATGCCCGTGTGCTGAAAATATCATGTAGACACAATGAGGAAGTGGATCCTGTTAGCACTACTGGTTCTTCTGTTTTTTGTTACATTCAAGTACCGAGAGGGAGTGGACAGCACACTTTCGCCACCGCCATCATGTTCTGCACCCGATCTTTCCGTCATCGATGGGTTGTGTAAGAAGCCTGATGTGCAACCGACTCCACCCACGTGTCCACCGGGTACGACTGTTGGTCTTGGTGGTACGAAGTGTTATGGACCCGATACTATGACGGCAGCACAAGCTGCTGCTGCTGGGCTGACATACAGTAATATAACACAAAAGTACAGCAAGGATGTTTCGCCAACATGTCCTGCTGGATACAAACTTGGCGGCCTGGGGGGATGTACATATGAAAATCCGTTACAGCCAACGTGCGCATCGGGGTTCACTTACTCTCCTGAAAGCGGAACGTGTAGTGCAACAAGTGTATCGTATGCCGAGTCAACTGGATATGCTGACCTCGCAGCTTCTGTCCAAGACGCAAACAATGGCCCCCTTCCATCCGCAATCGATGAGCGTGCCTCATCGGGCGACACAGATACAACTCGTCCACTGAATGGCGATGTGTTTGGAGCAAACGGACCGTTCTCTGGCCAGCTTGGAACAGGTCAGGGAACAGGGACGGCGGCCGCTGCAGTTATGAATGGAAACACATATGGACCGCCGGGACAAACAGTTACCCTCGCCCCGTTTGACCTCTGGAAGGGAACCAAGGGATCGAAGGGAACTCCTACGATGCCCGGAACAAAGATGCCGGTCGACGGTCCTACCTGGGGTGGTGTTGGAAGCTCAACTATGTCGCGGTCGGCCACGTCTTCTCAGCCTGCCCCTGCGCTATATGGACCGGTGGGAAGTGGCGCACGCGGTGCAGACACCAATGGCTTTGGGTTTGGAGGCGGCTCTGTTTCAGGCTGGGGCTATTCGCAGAAGAACAGTGTCGATACCAGTATGCTTCCAAGCGGCGAATCGACTGGGTCAGAGCCATCGAATGCATACGCAGTGACCTCTCGTGTTCCAGGCGATATGGACATGTTTCCCTTTCCCTACATTCAGTCATCGAGTTACTCGCTCGCCAACGGATCAATGAAAACGGATCCCGTTCCATTCTTAACAGATTTCTCTGCGTTCCAGAATTAAGATGTTCGGCCTCCGCAATCAACGTGGTTCCTGCTGGGTCAACGCAACACTTCAAGCTGTCTTTCGAATTCCTGATGTCCAGACGCGCTATACAGCAAATGCGGCTCTGGATACATCACCTATCGACACCTCACTACAAGAAATCTGGTCAAGCAAAGGAGAAGAGGGATTGAAGCCCTTCTACGAGGCTGTACGGACGGCAGTCATGCCTGCGGGCGAAGGAATTGGCGACTCACATGAGCTGTTGGAGTTCCTCTGCGACAAACTACCGTTCCTCGACAAGCTCTGTCGCTTCAAAATCGGCAACACCGTCAAATGTACCAATCCAGACTGCAACTACAAGGATGTCCACACAGATTCGCTGATCGAGTTCTCTGTTTCACCCTCTCAGCGCAAGCAGAGCCTGACCGACTGCGTGATGCAGGCCGTCACACCGGTCACGATTCCTGACTGGACATGCGAGAAGTGTAAACATAAGGGGTGTGTGAAGCAACTTCTCATGTCGTCCTTTCCTCGAGTCTTCGTGTTCCACGTGACCTCGCTCGACTCATCTGTATCGTATTCGACGCTCTTGGTCTTAAACGGACAGAAGTACGCACTCTCCGCCGTCGTCTGCTTCAACGGAGGCCATTGGTGGACATATGGTCGCGATATGCCGCCGGGTAAGGATTGGGTAGAGTATGACGATTCGAACGTTCGCAACCGCGGTCCACAGAACTTCCCCTTGTCGGATAATATGCGTCTGCTATTCTATTATCGCGTGGGTGAATAAGGAAATGGACGCTAGCGTCGCCTTTGCTACTGGAATCGGCGTCTTACTATTTTTAACATTTTTCACCATCTTCTCGACCGGCTCGTTCTTAGCGGTTGGAGTTCTGTGGGTCCTGTTGGCGATGATGGGGTTCCTGCTCAACGTCTACGGCGTCATTACGTCGAACATGTTTTCGACTTCTGCTCCTGCCGCTGAACCAGCCCAGCCTGTTGGACAGGCAACCTCTTCGCTACCAGCCGCACAGCTTGTGGGAAGCGAGGTGTTTCACATCTCAGATAACAAGTTCACCTACGATGATGCGGCAGCAGTCTGTGCGGCGTATGACTCACAGCTAGCGACGCTTGAACAGATTCTTGATGCATATAACCACGGTGCAGAGTGGTGTGGATACGGGTGGTCGGCTGGAGGCATGGCTCTGTATCCTACGCAGAAGGGGACATGGGATGCACTCCAACAGGAAGCTGACCAGAAGAAGCGCACTGCATGTGGACGTCCAGGTGTGAACGGTGGGTATTTCGACCCGTCCTCAAAGTTCGGAGTGAACTGCTTTGGAATTAAGCCGCAGGGCAACGTCAAGCTACCGACTCCTCTCCCCGGAACTGACCAGGACGCATTCAACGGAGCTGTGGCTAAGTTCAAGGCGATGATCAAGTCATTCAACCTCGATCCTTATTCGAGGGCAACGTGGTCTGGATCTACGTCCACGGCGTCCCCGGGTCAGCAGTTCATCAACCAAGTAACGACGGAGCATTTTGCGATGCGTGAACATTTGGAGGATATGGAAGTTATGCCCGGACACACAATGGCTACAAATGCTCTTTCGATTCAATCGCCCTATGGTCTACGCGGTCAGCAGGGTGATGTCGGACCTCCTGGACCTCCTGGACCTGCGAGCAGTGTACCTGGTCCCGTTGGACCTGGAGGACCTGCTGGACCTGCTGGACCTGCTGGACCACCGGGTACAAAGGGTGATCCAGGAGTGAGCAATGTACCCGGTCCGACCGGACCTGCAGGAGCCAACGGTAAAGATGGATCTCCCGGAGGTACCGGACCCACTGGTCCGAAGGGCGACCCCGGTGTTGTTAAGCCGGGACCCGTTCGTATCAGTGATCGTTGGGTGATTCAAGACGAAGGTGTAGCACTTGTGTTCCGGGACACATTGTCTCCTGGAGATAACCGATATGCGATGTGGAATAGCCAGGGTAACCAGAAGAATCTTTAACAGGTTACCAAGGCGCGTACTTGTGGAAAAACGGTGGAACACTATCCAATTGTAATCAGCTCCAAAAGCCAATCCCAGGCGTCCAGCCATATTTATTGAAAAATCTGAATACCGGCGGGATACGACCAGCTCCACGGTCATAGGACAACTCGCCACCCTTGTAGCATAGATACGGCATACCGGGAATGTGCTCTGGGTAATCCGGAGGACACTTCTTGTAACACATTCCATCGATACGCTCTGTATGTTTGTCGGTTCCAACCCTGTCGATGTCCGCACATGTCTTGTGGCCAGCCGCATTGGCTTCTACCGCTGTTTCCATTTTGTGTGTAATCGGGTTAATGACTGGGTCGGGCTTGCTGTTCGACTTCATCCACATCTTAATTTCATCATCGTAATTCCCCGAAAAGTCTTGGGGGCCTGGACAAAGACCACCGTGGTCCAGGCGTCCAACTGTTTCTACGCATCCGGTCCACCAATGACCAATGATGTCTGTCCCCCACTGAACGCATTTATGCTTCCATCGAGTGCAAGTGAGTCCGAAGTTCACCCAATCGGTTCCATCTCCGTTATTGTCTGGACACGGTTCAAGTCCGATGACTGTGCCGGCTCCGATTCCAACTGAATCTACATAACAACGCACACCGAAACCATGGTATCCAGGCTTACATTCTTCGTAACAAAGGCCGCCCTCGCCAGACTTGTGGTCACCAACACATGTGTTTGGGAAGGTCCCCATCAGCTCGATACCGAATAACTTCGTCGGTGAAATCGCCCACGCAATTGCGACGAAGATCACGAAGAAGAACCCCAATGTGATTGCAACCAACCAGAAGATCACCCATGGATTCCATGCACCCCAGATGTTACGCGTGGTGTCCGCATAGAGAAGACCTAAATAAATCGATCCAAGGACTCCACCAAGCACGGATGCAACAATAAGAGTCGTGGACATAAAGTCATTGATCGGTGTCCAGATTTCTGGTGGAAACAAAAACGTCCAGAGATCGGACGGAGCCATTCAATTGTTTCTTAGGAAGAAAACAATGGACTCGATTATGCCTTCACTTACGTCATTCTCAAGAACCGGATCTCAACAGACAGTTACCGTCCCCCCGACGTCTGGTCAGGAGGTCAATCGCTTTACATGGTTGCTCTACCGTCCTCAAGCACATGCGGTTCGTCCGTTTGAGTCCGACCAATCTGCACGGCAAGAGAAATACGTGAACAGCGACCCAAATAAAGTCCGTTGAAATACGTAAATGGACGTCGTTCTCCTAATGGGTCTGGCGGCCCTCGGCTATGCGATGGCTGTGCCGAAGCGTCGCACTGACGCACCTGCTTCCGATCAAATTGCGGGTAAAGAACTGTATACGCCTCTGGAAGAGATGGAGTTATCCATTGTTCAGGCAGCAACTGGACATAACAACATGGTGCCCTTCTTTGGTGCGAACCGTACACAGACCACCTTCTCAGATGGTCACGAGAGTCTGCTCGACAAGTACACGGGTATGGGCAAGAACACATTCTTCCGCAAGGAGGAGGCAGGTGCATTCTTCGAGCCCGAGGCTGGTCGTGGTAACCCCTGGAAGGCTCAGGTCGAAACAGACTTCGAGCAGTCGCGCCAGGTCACGAGCATGGCGATGAAGAATGTGGCTCCAATTGAGCGTGTTCAGGTCGGTCCAGGTGTGAACGATGGCTACACCAATCTGCCGTCGGGTGGTCTGAACCAGGGCCTCGAGGCACGTGAGTGGCAGCTACCCAAGACCACGGACGAGCAGCGTATCGCCACGAAGCCGAAGCTCACCTACACCTCGAACCCGACCCCGGGCAAGCAGCGCTACGGTCTGCAGCCAGGTCTGCAGGCACCCGTCAAGAAGAACAAGCCTGACCGTTTCCAGGTTCTCCAGGGCGATGATGGTTCCCTGCCGCACTTGAATACAACCATCGGTCGCGAGAAGGCATCTGCGATCTACCCCGAGTTCGTCATGAAGACGCAGAACCGTCCCGAAACAGCGGCGCAGTTCGTCGGTCCTCTGGGCAAGAGCACGGGTGGAAATGAGTCATACATCCGTTCCTTCACGGAGCCGTACCAGCAGTTCATGAAGCTCACCACCGAGGGTCGCCCGTCACCTGGTGGACCGGTTGCGGGTATGCAGTCAGTCAATTCAGGACCCGAGGCGTACACTGCGATGACGCATCGCGACGAGTCGACTCACGTCAACTACCGCGGATTCGAGGTGCCTCTCTTCGGACGTGGCGGTCAGACACCGACAGCGGCTCTGCGTGGCTCCGTTAAGTACGACGAGCCGGTCGGCCAGAGTGTTCAGCTCGACCGCGTTGCGCAGCCGGGTCTGCTCGACGCATTCAAGAGTAATCCGTATACACAGAGCTTACAGTCTTCAGCGTAATGGATTCATCACTACTTCGATACACCACAACACAAACTGTATGCCTCCACGGACTAACCCGTCG